TGAAACAAGTCGGAGTAGCAATAGATGAACAAAGGAGATGCCTTAAGTTCAATTGGTGTTCAATTGATGTTCAATCACCAGAAAGGATCGCTTGAGTAAACTGATCGTATTTGAAGGAATCGACGGCGTCGGCAAGTCGACGCAGCTGCGAATGGCTGCGGAGGCGCTGACGGCTGCCGGTCATCGTGTAGTGACGACGGCAGAGCCCTGGGAGATGGAGATCGCCCCGGACGATCCGCCGGGCGTGGTCGCGTGCAAGATCGCCGTCAACCGCTACGAGCACACAAACAAGGTCATTCGGCCGGCCCTCGATGCCGGAAAGATCGTGCTGTGCGATCGCTACACGCTGTCAACAATGGCCTATCAGGGCTACGCCGGCGGCGTCGAGCTGTCAATCGTGCGACGGCTGAATCGGATCGCGACATCGGATCTGCCGGTCTCCCTGCACGTGTGGCTGTACGCTGACCCGCTGGTGGCGAAGCAGCGGCTGGAGCAGCGCGGCGAGACCGTCAGCGACGACCAGCTCGATTACCTGCGTCGGGTGCATCAGGGCTACTGGGAGATCTTCGTCAGCGGTCACACCGCGGAGCCGATGGCGATGGCCGACGGTAACGGCACGGTCGAAGAGGTTCACGCGACCATCATGACGACCGTGCTGCACCTGCTGACCAGTGATACCAAAGTGGTATAATTGATACCAAAACAACATAATACCTATTATCAGACGCACCAGATATACCAAATTGGTGCAATTTAACCAGAAAGGTGCCGCAATATGAACGACCCCTCCCTGTCGGGATACTGTCCGACGATCAGCTCTGCTCGCTGCGCGAACAGCACCCGATTATCGAGCCGTTTGTCGCACGGCAGATTCGCCAGCTCGCAGCGGCTGACGCACCATTCCGCCATCGGTCGGTGATCAGCTACGGCCTCAGCAGTCACGGCTACGACGTGCGGCTCAGCGACGAGGGGCTGCGGGTCTTTGTTCAGCAGGAGCACAAATGGGCAAGTGATTTTGACGGTCATGGTCTCAGTGCCGGTCTGGCAGTATGACCGCGACGATCGACCCGCACGAGTTCGACGTCAGCTCTGCTGCACCATCTCGACGTGACCCGGAGCTGCCAACGGCTCCGCCTATTACACCCTTGACCCGAACGCCTACGCTCTCGGCCTGACGGTCGAGACGTTCGATCTGCCCCGTGAATGTCTGCGGAGTCTGCGTCGGCAAATCGACGTATGCCCGGTGCGGCCTGATCGTCAACACGACGCCGCTCGAAGCTGGCTGGCGCGGACGGCTGGTGATTGAGCTGAAGAACGCGACTGAGCTGCCCATGCGCGTGTACGCCGGCGAAGGAATCGCGCAGGTACAGTTCTTTGCGTCACAGGTGCCCTGCATTACGTCCTACGCTGACAGGGATGGCAAGTACCAGAACCAGTCAGAAATCGTCACGGCGAGGATCTGAGATGCCAAAACAATCAATTCAGATCGATCTGACGACTGATCGTCGCACAATCATTGAGCGGCCTGTCCACAATCAGGTCGAGATTGATGGTGTTACGTACGCTGAGGTTACAATCAACGAACAGTCGCTGAGAGTACGACGCCTGCGCAACATCAACCAGTGGCGAATCTGCGACGAGCGCGGTGAGTTTGTCAGCAATCAAATTTCAATCCAACATTCAGATAGAAAGGACGCAAATGAAGATTATCGCGATCCGTGCCGGACTATTGCGCGAGCTGACACGCGCTGGCTTCGGTGGCCGAGAAGAAAGCCATCGCTGCCCATACTGGCCAACGTGCACCTTGACGCGGTGCCCTGCCCTCAGATCGTGACGCTGCGCGCAACAGATCTCGATATTTGGCTCTCGACGCCGCTGACAGTCGAGGTGGTGGCACCAGGCGCCGCCTGTCTGCCTGTCAAGCGACTGCTGGAGATCGTGAAGGCGCTGCCGGAGGCCGAGATCACCATCGAAGTCACGGAGCAGCGCGCCACGATTACCTGTCAGAAATCGCGATTCGTGCTGGCGACGACCGACCCTGATTCGTTTCCGGAGATGCCGAATCTGAAGACAGAGTCGACCGTGGTCGAGGTGCCCGGGCAGATCCTGCGCGAGATGATCAGTCACGTCCAGTGCGCCATCAGCCGAGGAAGAGTCTCGCTACACGCTCAACGGCGCGAAGCTCGAAGCGAAGAACGGACGCCTGCGACTGGTCGCCACCGACGGTCATCGAATGTCACAGGCCGTTGTCACGCCAGACCAGCCGGCGATTGCCCCCGATATCGCAATGGATGTGCTGGTGCCGCGCAAAGCATTGGCGGAGATTGCGCGCCTGATCGATACCGCGACAGATCTGGTGAGAATCGAGCAGCTGACACGGGATGGCCGGCTGGTCGTCAGAACAAACAAGACCTCGCGCGTGCTGGTGACACGACTGCTCGCCAGGACAGTTCCCGAACGTCGACGCGACTGTCTCAACCAGGAGCCGACGCGGCTGCTGCGATTCCCGGCGCGCCAGCTGGCGACAGCGGCTCAGCGGGTGGCGCTGATGGCGGACCATCTGTCTCACGGACTACGGCTGGCGCTGCAACCGAATCGGATCAGCGTCTCGGCGTCAACCGAGAGCGGCGACGCCGCACGAGCATCATCGACGTCGACAGCGACATCGAGATGACCTGTCGGCGTCAACGCAAAGTATCTGCTGGACGGGCTGGCGCTGATCGAGGACGACGCGCTTCTTGGCCTGCGAGGCAGAAGGAGATATGCTGCGATTTCACGCCTTCGCGCCAATCGCGGCCAGCGCTGTCAGCGCCACATACATCGTCATGCCGATGCGAGCATGATCAGCCTCCGGGCGTCTCGTCGCTACCCTTCCCTTTGCGAGGACGCCCGGCCCTTGGTCGAACGAGCAGCGGAGCCAGATCCGCCTCCTCGATGACGTAGTCACGGCCGAGCCTGACCGCCTTGATGCGACCCTGACGGATATAGAGCCGCAGTGTTATCGCGCTGATTCCAAGTCGCTTAGCCGCTGCCTGAGTGTTTATGATGCCCATCGATCCTCCTGGTGTCGAACGTCTCACAAAAAATATTGTATACGATAGAATTGCCATTGACAAATATAATCGCATACGATAGTATTGTCTCACGGTGGCAAGAACGCGACCGGCGACAAACGAGACAACACAACACAAGGAGATATCATGAAGAAGACCACGTCCCCGAACTACTCAATCCTCACGCAGCTGCGCTCGCTGCGCAAGAACAAGCTCGCCGCATTCATCGGCATCCTTGTCGGTGCAGTGATCCCGGTGATCATCTACCGCATCGCCCACAACCACGTCGCAGCAGCGCCCGCGCTCTGGATGATCGTGGCGGGCGGGCTGGTCTTCTCTGGTACATCGGTTTACTCGTGGGGCCTGAAGCTCTTCGGGTCGTGGTACAAGGCAGGCGGGTTCACGGTGCTGCTGGAGCTGACCACCGTATTTATCCACGGCTGGGAGTCATATATCGCGCTCGGCGTTCTGATCGCGATCAACGCAACGAACATGGCTCACGCGCTGGTTGTAGGCAACAAGTCCGCCTCGAAGCGAAAGTAACGGGCATCGGGCCCGGGTAACCGGGCCCATCAACACAAGGAGACAACACAAATGAACACCGACGATTACACCATCACCTCCCTTGCGCACTACGTGATCAGCTGCGACCTGACCACAAAGCGCTATATGGCCGCTGGTAAGAGCCGCGGCGAGTCCCCTGAGGCGCTGCGCGGCTACGTCCGGCAGGCGCAAATGCAGCAGCTCAACCTGAAGCGTGACGTTCGTGCCTGTCTCGCGGAAGGCATCAGCACCGACGGCGTCCGCGCGCAGTACGTCTGGGGCAACGTCCCCAGTGATATCGTGCACCAGGTGATCGCCGGGCTGGAAGCGGAGCACATTCGCGATCGCGCCTGCCTCGTGAAGTCGCAGCCGACTGGCGGACTGCGGATCAACGGCATCGACGTCTAACGTGGATCAAGGGCCGGGACAGCCACCGGCCCTCACACAAAGGAGGGTACGATGAGCCAGTGGGAACAAGAAAGACGCGCGGCAATTGCAGTACTGTCAAAATCAAGGCGCGCAAAAATCATTATATATGGCGACGAACTGGTTGATCTTGCGCAAAAGTTGTCTGATGCGTACGACCATGAAGCATCTACGGTCGACCTAGCTAGCACGCTATACGACCTGAGATGCATGGCTATACAACTACTGGACAAGATTGAAGGAGGTGAGGAATGACAGAACACTACGACGCCGCCAGCGTTTGCTAGGCCTGCTAACATTTTGCATTGACTTAGGCTATGTTAGCAATGATTTGAAGGGAGCGCTATGGCAGAACACTACGACGACGAACCCTCCCGCGCTGAAGTGATGCTGGCATCCGCGCGCGCAATCGCAGAGCTGCAAGCGTCACACAACAAGAACTGGTGGACATCCTTACAGAGATTCAAGCGATGACCTGCGTCCGCCTCACCAACCTGACCATGTCGCCAGAGCTCCACGCTCGCATCGTGCGAGCTCTGGCAACCATAGCCTGAAGGAGAACCGATGACCAACACTTCCGACACCCTGCGCCTTGTGCGCACCGAGCTTATCGATACCACGACGGAGCGAGCGCTGACCGCAGCAGCGCGCACCTCACTCCGCTCTGCCCTCGCCCTCGTCGACGCGGCCCTGCCCGTCTATACCGACGCCGACGCGGCTGCGCAGAACCCCGAAGGCTTCAATCCCAGGGAGGTGCGGTAATGGCTACTCTCTGGAATATTTCAAGCGATCTGCTGGACATCGAAGCGCTGCTGACCGAGTCAGAGGGCGAGATAGCCGACGACGAGGCCGGCGAAGCTCTGGCGGCGTGGTTCGATCAGCTGATCGAAGACCGCGACAATAAGATCGACAACTACTGTCGATTGATCACGTCGATCACAGCGCGCGCCAATGCTCGTGCGGCTGAGGCTTCCCGGCTGGATGCGCTGACCACGACAGACCAGCTTGCCGTGGAGCGCCTCAAGACAGCGCTGAAGACGTTTATGGAGCGGCACGATCTGAAGAAGCTGGAGACGCCGCTGCACAAGCTGACCGTGGCAGCCAATGGCGGCAGACTGCCGCTGATCATTCCGGAGACGTGGCAGCAGGATCCGGAGCTTGCGCCAGGCGTATCACAAGACGCGGATCACGCTCGACACGGCGGCGATTCGCGCCGACCTCGACGCGGGAGACGTTGTGGAGGGGTGCGGATTCGGCGAGCGCGGGACGCACCTGCGCATCAAATAATCTGCAACGCGCAGAATAAATTCTCTCAATGCAGATAATAGGGTCTGCGAAAGTTGCAGCTCTCGCAGACCAGGTATCAGCCCCTGACCGGACTGGTCAGCGCCAACACGCAGTCGGAGTTGCCAGTCCGCGTCACCACCACCAAGGAGACGCAATGTTGGATTTTATTTTTTGGCTGATGATGTTGGTGCCGGGTCAGATGGAAGATCCGGGACGCGGGCCGCGCGGGGCGCAGCAGGCTCAGGGCGAGATTCTGTGGCCGATACTGCCGGTCAAGTACTACGCTCCTCCAAGGGTGATTCAGTGCATGCCTTGCCGGTCGTGGCCGGCTCGGGTCAACATGATAAGGAGGAGTTTTGGCGCAAGGCAACTGCCGCGATTGCGGTCAGTCAGTACAATGGCGCACCGGTGCCCGTACCGGGCGCGATGGCGTCAGATGCGCGTGTGGCGGCCCGGTGATCGAGCCGCCACGCGTCATTTCAGGCACGCGAAAAAGTGGCAAACCGAAGCCACGTATCGAGCTGCGAGCGTACAGCCCAAAACCTCGCCCGGTTCGCACCAGCGAGGGCTGGCGCATTGAGTCCGGTACAGCGGTCGGGCGAAAGCGGTCAGACGATACCTGGCCCTCTTTCGCCGAAGCACAGGCAGCTATTGACGCGGGCTATACCGTGACGACTATAACGATTGAGAAACGGTATCCGCGGGTGCATCGCATTACCACAGCGTTGTACAGCGCTGACTCAGCCACCTGCCTGCTCTGCGCTGCGAAAGAACTGATCGTCGACGCTCAGTATCGCGTAATGCTGGAGATGAAGCCGAATGTTTTCCGGAGAATAATTCTCTGCGATATGAGCGCGCACGACGTTTTTGCGGAGTACGCGATGATTGACACGCATCGAGTTCGATCCTCGGTCAGCCGCAGATCTGCCCGGGTAAGCTAAGACAAAGGAGCCGCGATGGATTTTAATTTTGTGAAGCTGCCGCACTTGAGTCTCAGTGTCGCAAAAACGCACGTGACGCGCCATTTGCTGACGCAGATCTGGCCGGACATTCCCGCTGCGTCGCTCTGGCAGCCCGGGCTGCCCGACACCGTTCCGGCGACGCATATCACCTGGGACGAGGCGAACGCATGGATTGCGCGATTTAACGCGCCTCTCGACGAGCAATGGAGACTGCCGACAGCAGCCGAGGCGAAGGCGATCGCACTGGCTGGCCGCGAGGCGCTGCCAGCGGACGAGGACGAGTTAAGACTTGAGGCGGTTGCGTGGGAGAACTGCGGAGGCGTGATTCACTCCGTCGGCAGTCTGCGACCGTCACCAGCCGGGCTTTTTGACGTAGTGGGCAATGTCTGGACGTGGTGTAGCGACGCTGAAGAGAAAAGCGAGTACGGAGGCAAGTACGTCTATCCGGTCGCCTCGATCTTTGGCGGCAGTCACTACTACAGCGCCAAAGCGCTGTCTGCGGCAATGACCGCACAGATGTGGCGATCCTGCCGGGCCGATATTGGCCTGCGGCTGGTGGCGGATCTACCGAAACCTGCGACAACTGTTCGGGATATGGCAACAATCTCAGATACAATGATTCTGACAGGCTGAGGAGGTGACAATGGCGGATTCGTACACACCACCGCAGGATGTGCGGGCGACGGCTAAGCGAGCGCTGGAGTGGCGTCGCGAGTACAATCGCGGAGGGACGGAGGTTGGCGTGGCGAGCGCGCGACCTGAGCAATGGCAAGGGTATTCCGATCGAGACGATTCGGCGAATGCTCTCATATTTTGCGCGACACGCGGTTGACCTGAAAGCGGAGGGTGCGCAACAGGGCGAAAAGGGCTTCCCTTCCGCAGGGCGAATCGCGTGGGATCTCTGGGGAGGAGACGCGGGGCTGCGATGGGCGAAGCTGGTCGCTACCAGCGCAGATTGATTTTCTGACGGGGACGGGCTACCTTTGGGACGTGTTGTCTCCAATGCGGGGACTTTCGACACGGTGAGCAATCGCCGTGTCGTTTTTTTGGCAATGTTGCTGTTTTTTGCTTGCAATCCTACCGCGCTACAAAGATGCCCTTGAATAGCGGCTTGAACAGCAGAACGCCGGCAGCGTTGTGAGCTCTGCCGGCGTTCTGCCCTACAGGATAAGGATGAAAAGCATCAACGCAATAAGTATATCATAATTCACGCCGCAGTTGACTGTATTCTCACCCTGTAATCAATCGCGCCCTCGAAATTGATCTCGTAGGAGAGTGGCGAAATAAAGTAGCAGGTGTGCGTGACGTTCTGATACGGCTCCACCCAGTCAAAGGCTGTCGCCGGGTAATGATTCTGCCAGAACGTCTGAAACGCCTGAAACTCAGCCAGTTGGCGATTGCGGAACGTCAGATCGTACTCGAAATATCTCCCGCCCTTTTTGCGCCCGTAGCGAGTCCTGTCGTCAGCAAAATCGACCACAACATTTTGCAGCTGCTGGCCCGAGATTACATAGCTCGGTTGATATGGCAGTGACTGATTCGGCATAGCGTCTCCTATGACAGCGGCACAGTATGCGCGGTGTCGCTGTAGAGCCCGGCGGTCAAAATGCGTCCACGCACGCGTCGCAGCGAAGGCCCGCTCTCATCAGGGGATATCCTCGGCCTCTGTGACAAAGAGCCACGACACGGGCGAGTTGTTGTTTTGCAGAACCTCGTGATCGATCTTCACCAGGTCGCCGGGAACGATCGCCGAGGCGCTGCCGTAGCCAATAACCTCGACGTCGGTGTTATAGACTCCGTCGAGCTGGAGTCGCCAGTTGCAGACCCGCTCCGCCTGACTGCGCGTCATTGGCGGCAGTCCGAACTCGACGCGATTCTGTCCGCCGGTATTGGTTTCAAGAGTATCACTGAAGACCTCGACCGTCACCTCGCCCATATACTCATCGTCAAGATCGCGGAACCGTGCGATGTAGCCGGTCGGCAGCGCGCGTCGATCGTTGGCGACCAGTGTGACGTTGCGACAATTTGACTCAGTGAAGGTGATCTGCTCGTTACCATTGGTCAGCGACGATGAGACGATTGGCAGCAGAAACTTAATCGTAGTGCCGGTGTCCTGCCAGAAGGTGCAGCTGGCCTGCGTCACCTGCGTCAGCGCGCCGATCAGGTCGATCGGATTGGTCAGCGCGAGGTGACACTGGAATCGCGGTATCGTACGCGTGCCCCACGAAATTGTGGCGTCGCAGTAGTCGCGCCAGCTGACCCACGACGACCAGTCGATCAGCGAGAGCAGCCCTGCCCTCTTAAGCAGATCCGCCGCGACTCGTGCCGGGTTGGCGCTGTAGCTGCCGCTATCGGTGACGCTGCCGGAGCTGTTGTAGTTTGCCACTTTGAGGCAATGAAAGACACCGCGAAACTTGTCCGGGCGCTCTTCGACCGACTGCGTCGTGCTGAGCAGAACCTCAGCATAGGCCGTGCCGGAGTAGGTCGGCGACGTGGCAAAGAACTGTGGCGTTCCCTGATTGGCATCGCTCGTGCCGGTCGAGAACGTGCCTGGGTGGAATTTGTAACCCGGCGTCGCGCTGTTGCCGACGCGGAGATCTCCTCACCTGCGTAGTAGGCCTTGACGACGCTGTCCCACGGACCCTCTCCGAGCGCTGCGATAAACTTGAGCGACGGCGGCGGCCCGACCGTGTAGTCATACTCGATCAGATGGCCGGCAACCAGGTGCTGCCCATACGCGACAACCAGATTGCCGCCCTCGTCCAGCTGGAGATCCGCCATAACGGCCGTTGACGGAGCGCTCGCCGGCCCGCCAGCGCCACCGCCACCACCGCCGCCGCTGCCACCCCCGCCAGTGTCCACGCCACCACCGCCACCGTCGAGGACGCCACCACTGCCGTCGCGCCCATAACCGTCGGGCGAGTAGTCGAGATTTGAGCTGTCTCCGAAATTGTTCATACGCCGATCACATGGAAGTACCAGACATATGCTGTACTGGCGTCGAGTGCTGTCGATCCGCTCTTGAGTGACCACTTGTTTGCCAGCACAGCAGCGTCGTCGACGTACACCTGCTTATTGCCGGAGAGCGCAGCCGCGGCCGCATTGGCTGGCGTAATGATCACCACCGGATTAGTTGTGAACGAGGCCGCCATCGTCAACTCGATGATCCTGGCGCTTGTGGCCGGAGATGTGCCGGTTGTCAGCGAGATCGATCCGGCGATGCCGTTACCATTAATCACCACGGTTGGCGACGTCCCCGCGCCCGTACTGGTCGACGAGGACAGCGCGGATCCGCCCGATTGCACCTGACGACCCAGATGAATGTCGCGGCTAAACCGTCCGTCGCGATAACGAAACGATGAGCGGCCGAGATCCATCGAAGCGTCCGCGATTGGCTCAAAGCTGGCGTTTGTCGGGTCGAGCCTGACGCCCTTCGCGAACCCGTCCGTGGAGCCGTTCGGACAGGCTGTCAGGGTGACATTCGCGCCATTGGCCGACCCGCTCCAGTTCTCTGTCGCTGTTGCGTACATATAAGCACCAACGACCCAGCCGGAGCCGTTGTAGCCACTCTGCGACAGGTAGTAGAGCACGTCGTTGCTCTGCACTGCCGACGGACTGCTGCTGCTGCCACGTCCGCGTCTATAAGCGATCGTGGGCGCGCCGGAGGACGACGAGAAGTACCCGCTGAAATAGCCGTCGCCGGAGACCAGCTCGCTGGTCGCCGTGACTCTCGCCGCCTGAATATTGCCGGCGGTTGTCAGGTTATTGCTGCCGTCAATCGTAACGCCGCTGTTTTGCAGGATCTTTCCTGTCGTACCGTCAAACTTCGCAATGGCCGTGCTGGTCGCGGAGGCCGGCCCGGTAACATTGCCTGCCGCGCCTGTATAGGCAGCAACAACGCGATAGTCGTTGTCGGATCGCGGAATCAGCATCACCGCGCCCTTGTCGGTGTTGATCGTGTAGGTAGATCCGTTGACCGTAGCTCCACTGCCGGCTGCGATGGTGATCGAGTTGGCGGACGCGCCGGAACTTGACCGATCCTTGATGATGATCGGTTCGTTGGCGGTATTGAGCATCCAGCCCGGCCACGGCAAAGTGATCGTGATCGGCGCGCTGTGATTGCACTCGATATAGCGGACACCCGGCCCGTCATAGGTCGTGCTGGCGGTAATCGTCTGCACGGGGAGAAAGCCGTCCATCCGTGGCAGAGGGCGAGTCTGACTGGTCGTATCGTTGTAGAACGCCGAGATGAACTTATCGCCGGCGATCTTTGGTCCGCGACCATTGACAGCGAGGGGCGGAATACTGGCGCTGGCCGGTGTCGTCGGGTAGCTGGTGATGTGCACCGGCTCGCTGTTGGCGTAGTAGGTGTCAGGCGACTGCGAGAACAGACAGTCGTCATCAACCAGCCCGAGCCGCGCCTGAGTCGCCGGGTAGAAGATGTCGTCTGTGTGACTGACCACCGCGCTGGAGACTGTTGTTCCGGCATTGGCCGCAAGGGTCAGCGTGGTGCCGACAATCGACGACACCGTCGTTGTCAGCGCCGCGCCACTCGCGCCAGCGCCTGCAACCTTAATTCCCTGACCAGCCGACCAGGTCGCGGCGTTCGCCACCACCAGCGAGGCCGTTCCGCTTGTAATACTGCCAGTTGTCTCGGTCGGGTTGATCTGACAAACGTCGTATAGCACCGCCTTGTACGAGCCGGAGGAGGACCCGCTGCCGACCCACGTGCACCCGCTGAATGAGGCGCGACTGTTGAACAGGCACTCGACACCGCCTACGGTCGTTGACTCGAAATTGCACCCTCGAAGCGTACCGACGCTGAGCCGTTGGCGACCGTCTCACCGTAGCGGCCCACGCGGCGACCAATTGTGACCGCCCATTCGGGATTTGTGCCACCATACACACTGTTACAGTCGCGCATCACTACGTCCCCCGCCCGGACGTGATACCCGGTGCGGTAGGAGCTGTGAATCACGCCGCTGTCGCAATGATCGAGGGTTAGCGCTGGCATATCAGGTGCGTTGACGACATAGTTGCCGCCGGCGTTGTTGGTCGAGTAGATCCGCGCGAACTGCGACGAGAAGGCGTTGCCGATGTAAAGCCCGGCCGCGCCGCAATTTTCAATCAGCACGTCCGAGACCTCAGCAAAGGCTCCATACACGCCGTCGTCAACCTTGAGACCGATCTGCGAGGAGCCGGAGCCGCTGCCGTAGATCCGGAGATTGCGGACACGGGGCATCCAGCTGTCCGTCGCTGAGCAGTTGATGATCACAGCGTTACTGACGCTCTTGATTGTCGTCTGATGCGTCGTCTCTCCGACGAGATAGACGCGACCCGAGACGGTCAGCCCGGTGACACGATAGGTGCCTTTCGGGAAGAAGACCACGCCGCCACCGGCCGCCTGCGCGTCGTTAATTGCCGCCTGAATCTTCGAGGTCTCGTCTGTGTCGTCACCCAGGCACCCATAATCAGCCTTGACGTTGAGCGGCTGCGATAGGAAGTGCTCGACGCTGGCGGCCGGCAATCGACCAGCGACACCGCCTGAATCGTTCCAGTACTTTGTCGCGGTGAAGGAGGTGCCGCCATTGGCCCGCGTGCCGAGCAGCAGCAGCGGCCTGTCAAAGCCGTGGATCGGATAGCCGTTCGCCCAGGTGCCTGTCCCCTGCTGATCGAAGCGACACGTCGTCATCGTTCCGGGCGCGTCGCCTGTATAGTCAGACTTGAACGCGATATGTGAGCCGCTGGTCGAAGTCGTGAAGGAGCAGCTGTTGAAGCTGACCACGGAGCCCACTTTGGCTCTGACGCCGTAGCGCTTGAACGATTCGATGTTGCAATTGGTCAACTGCGCGCGACAGTAGCTGTCAATCGCGTCCCCGTCCGACGTTGAGTCACCAAAGACTGCCCAGTCCGTCGTCGCGCCGAGCGAGTCCAGCCCGTTGCAGTTGTCCATAAAAAGCTGGCCGCCATGAATGCGGTAGCCAACACCGTTGTTGTTGATGTCGTCGGCATAGCAGGAGCGGAGCTTGATCGTATTGTTGCCGGCCAGATCGAAGGCGTTGCGGCCGCAGTTGGAGACAAGGACTCGACTGTACTCGTTGGTGAAGTGCGCTGTGACGTAGATCCCGTGACCGCCGCAGTCCAATACCTGAATATTGTCGAGCCAGAAATGCGGGATCTCGTAGTTGTTGTCGTGAACGTAAATCCCGTGACCGTTTGAGCCGCTGTTCGGGCCCGGCCCCTGAAGCGTCAAATTCTCGATGCGCAGGTTGTTGGCCGAATAGCCGGTAATCTCAATGATCGGGATATTGTTGGTCGCCATCTGAATGATGGTAACGCCCGGTCCCGCCCCGATCAGTCCAATCTGAGTCGGCCCGAAGTCGAGAGTGCTGGTAATCCGATACGTTCCCGGCGGCAGATAGACATATCCTCCGCCAGCTGTCTGCGCTGCGTCAATCGCGCCCTGAATCGCGGTGGTGTCATTGGTGACGTTGTCGCCGACCGCGCCATAGGCGTCATCTCTGACGTTGATCACGCTATTGAAGACGCTGCTGACCGCGCCGCCGCTGATCTCCTTAATCACCGTCGCGGAATTGGCGTCATCGTTGAGAATCGTCGCGTCCGGAAACTTTAGGTACGCCTGCTGTTTGAACGTCGACGCGCCGTCGGTAATAACCTGGTAGGCAGGTGGCGCGCCAAGGCCCGAAACCGTCCCAAGGGAAGCGATCTCCGCGCGACTCGGAAAACCGCCGAAGCGATGCTGATTGCTGCGACCACTGCACCCGCCAGCATCGTTGTAGAGCTTATTGCACGTGGTCTGGCCGCCGGAGTAGCCGCACTCTGTACCTTTGAAGACCCACGGACATTTGCTGCCGACGCGACGATTGCTGAGCACCGGTGATCTGCTGGCCTCCGTGACCACGTCAAGCTCAATACCGGACTCGTCGAGCTTATAGCCCGTGACAATCCCGGCCAGCATCTGCACTCCCGCTTCAGCCGGATTACCGCCAATCGTTCCTTGCAGGATCTTTGTGTAGTCGACGCTGTAGCCGATGTATTTGTCAGGCGTCGCCGCTACGCGCTCCGACTCGTCGAGATCCGCGTTTGTCAGCACGAATGACACGCGCCCAAAGCCGCCATTGAGCGACATTGTCAGCGCGCCGACCCTGCGCAGTCGCGAAGAGTATGTGTTCGGCGAAGTCAGGCGGTAGCTCGTGGAAGCTGTCGCCCACCTGTAGACTGTCCCGCCATCCGGTGAGGTCAGAATGATCGCGTCGATCACGGTCGGGATCTGCGTCGTACTGGCCGCCAGCGTGGTGTAATTGGCGCTATAGACTGTGCGTGGCATTACAGCTCCCGATCAAGACGCGCTTTGCGCACCTGGTTGACGACAACGCGGCGTCCTGTGCCCGTGGCAGCGCCGACGCTGACAATCTGTCCCGCTTCCTGTCGACCGATCGCCAGGTTGACCGCAAGATCGATCTGAATCGGCTCGTCCGGCGCGATCCCCCGCATTGGCATAACCCCGCCCGAGGCGAACGCCGGCGCTCCGCCAACCTGCGACTGTGGCGCGTCAGGCACTCCCGCCCGGGCGAAGACGTCGTAGCCGGCTGTTCGCTGAATGGTCGACTGCTGATCTCGCGTCAGTACCATCTCTCCCGGCCGCACGTAGGCCATCACTGAGTCATAGCCGCGATCAATGCCCCGCACGACGCCACCTGTGGCAAACTCAGGAATCAGATTCGCGATCGAGCCGCGCTTTGCTGCGCCCGCCGCCGCCGGAACCACCTGAGAGTCGAAGAGATTGCGAAGATCCCGCACCTGATTTGTCAGACGCGACTCGCGCACCGACTTTGTCTTGAGCGTATTGATCTGCGCAATGAACGTGGCAAGGATCTGTCCCTCGAAGATGGATCGTGCCTGATCAACTGTCACCTGTCCCGCGGCGGCTGACGATTTGAGCGACATCACCTGATTGATGGCGTCCTGCAACCAGACGCCAGATTGCTCTTCGTCACTGCGGCGCTGCCGGGCTCGTCCCAGGAGGAGAGATCCGGCCAGCAGCGCCGCGCCGACCACCGCGGTGATCGGATTCGAGAATAGCGGTGCGAGAAAACCGAGCGATCCGGCCAGAGCGCCGCCAGCTGCCAGCGCCGCCGGGGCAGCCGTAAGACCTATGCCAAGAGCCGCGCCGCCCACACCGCCAAGGATCTGACCGAGACGCGACCGACCACCGAGGCCCGCGCCGAGCTGAACGCCGAGCAGCGGGGCGAGAGCGGCGAACGCGCCCCCGTGCCGGCCGCTCGCCCGAAGCCAATGCCGCGAAAGAGTCCGGCGAGACCAACAGCCGCGCCTGCTGTTGTCGCCGTCCGGCCAAAGATCCCGGCTGCTCCCGCCGCCCCTATCGCTGAAGTGTTGGCGATCGGTAATCCGCCGAGCGTCCCGAGAGTTGCTGCGGCTCCGAGACCTGCGCCGATCGCAGGAAAACCTCCGCCGAAACCTGGCGTCAGGAACGCGCCAAGTCCACCTCCGCCACCTCCGCCAAAGATTGCCCCCAGACCGCCCGTGATCGCGCCGCCTATACCACCGCCGCCACCGCCACCCAAAATGCCACCAGAGGCCCGCCCGCCGCCACCAATCGCGCCCGTGATCGCGCCAAAGAGCTGACCGAAGACGCGCTGCAAGCCCTGCCCGAGCAGATCGCGAAAGAACGTCAGGAACGACTGCTTGAGGTTGTCGAGCAGTCCTTTGACGTTGGCGAACGATCGGCTGATATTCTGTCCGAGTCGCTCAAACGCGTCTCCCGTCGACTCAACCTCCGACCCGAACCCGCGCATAAATCGCTGCGCCGCCGTCAGCTCGACGCCGAGCGTTTTGAGTCGCTCGATCTCCAGATCAATCTGCGCGATCTGATCGATCGTGATCCCCGGTCGCTCCCGCTCCGCCTGTAGGGCGGCAATTCGCAGTTCCGACTCCTGTCGCAACAGCGCGTTGAGTTGCTGCTGCCCTTCGGCCCGGGTCAGTAATCCCTGATTTATCGCGTTCTCGACAGCCGCCTGCTGTCGCCGGATTTCCAGCGTCGCCGCGGCCTGTCGCTCGACGTTTGTCGCCACAGGAGCGGGCGGAGTATCGAGCGCGGAGAGCCCCGGCCCTCGCAGATCGCCGCCTGCCAGTACCGCCACCGGTGGTGTGCGCTTGAGCCCTCCTGTGCGCGCTTAAGCGTCTCCAGCTCTCTGCGCGCGTTGGTGATCGGCGCGTCCAGTGGCAGCAGCAGCTCTCTCCGCAGATCGATCAGCTCTTGCAGGATCTTGCGCGTCTCCTCGGCTTCGTCGACCTGAATGCGCAGCTTGAACTCCTGACTATTCGCGTCGCCCAGAACTTTGATTTCGCGATTGAGTTCTTTCAGCCGCTCGCGCAACCGGTCGACTTCGGTAATCGTTTGCGTGGTTGACTTGGATTCATTGCCGGAGACAACAAGATTTTTGACCGCTGCGCCTTTTGTCTGACCTGTGAGAGGGTCGATCTGATTAAAATTCACCGACAGCGCGTTATTGCGTCCCAAGAATTGACGAGTCTGCACTTCCTGCGCGTCGATGAATCGCCCTCCGAACCTTGTGACACGATTCCCTTGCAGGTCGCGAAATTCGCCTGTCGCCTCACGCTGCCGACGCAGCGCTAAATCGGCTTGCGCCGTTACCTTGTCGACTGCTTGCCCGTACTCGTACCAGAGAATCGCGCCACCGACGAGCAGCCAGACCAATACCGCCAAGAACGGGACCAAGGCCAGCTCAGCGCTGGCGCTAAACCGCGAGCGCCACTAATCAAACCAGCGAGCGAGCGCGAACAGCTCGATCAGGTTGCCAACGCCTGACAATACAGGGCCTAGTGCGAGAGCCAGTAATCCAAACATAACAATCGCCTCCTGCACGCCCGGCGGCAGCTTCGACGAAGGCGTCGAGCATCTCCAGCACCTTGGGGATGACTCGCTCCAGTACTGGCGTCAGTGTTCGCAGGATCGACTCACCGAGCGGCGCGAGCGCGACAAGGATCTCGTCCTTTGTCTTCTGGAATCGCGACAGGATTGACTCCTGCACGTTCGCGAATCGCGGATCCGTCGTTATCGCCGTGCTCAGCCCGTCCACAAACTGATTGATCGTCAGCTTGCCGGCCTCCTTGAGCGCTCGCAGTTTGGCTGCGTCCTTCGTCCCGAATGCCTGCTCCAGCAGCTGCTCGAAGATCGGCACCTGCCCGAGCGCCTCTTTAATGTCGGCACGCTCAAAGCCCTGCGTAAAGATCTGTTGAATATTTCGCGCAAACTGCTTTGGATCTTGCAGTGTAAAGACCGAGTTGAGCCGCCCGATTGATTGAATAACGCGATTGATCGTCTGATCGGCAATGCCGCCAACCGCCTTAAATTGAGCAAAGAGATCCGCGGCGAATGCTGTAGTGACACCCGGGCTCGTCTGCGCCAGCTGTCGCAGCTCGGTCAGCTTGCGATTCGCAGCATCCACCGAACCTGTCAGCGCCGCGAGCGTCTGTCGCGATTTGTCGATATCCGCCGCTGCCTTGAGCGCAGCCGCGCCGAGACCGGCGAGCGGAAGACTGAGACCGATCGTCAGTTTCTGTCCAGCGCTGCTGAAGGCGCTGGCCGCCTGACGCGCGGCATCGATGAGCGGTCCGGTGAGCCCGTTACGAATGCGTCGGCCCGTGCGCTCTGCCGCATTTCCCGCTCCATCAAGCGCCCCTTCGATGTCCCGTGCCGCACTGTTAGCAGCGCTGCGGATTTGAGAAGTATTGAGCTGCAAGTTGAGTGTGATGCCGCTGCCGCTTGCCATTGACTACCTCCCGCCCATTCGCGCCTGCAACCGTGCCTGCTCTGCTGACGCCTGCTGCTGTGCCGCCTGCTTCTCCTTTTCGCGATGCCTTGATCTCTCCAGCGCCTTCAGGCAGGTCCACTGATAGACCGACAGCCCGTCAGGATAAGCAAAGGTCGCGCCAACGCCTCTCAGTTCGTCGAGCGTCAGCGCCTCCGCGATCGCGTCTGAGATTGCGCGCGGCTGCTGCCCGGGCTTCGTGTCACGCTTCGAGCAGCCGCCGCACACCTCTTCGACTGGCTGATTCGCATACTGCGCCAGCGGGCCGATCTGTTGACATATCTCCTCGCCCGGGCAGGGCTGAGATCCGACTCGTCTTGCGGCTTGGATCTGCGCATCGAAATACCGTTCCAAGCCGTTGATCAGTCCAGCAGTGCGGCCTCAATCGCGTCCATCAGCTTCTGCACCACCTGCCGCTTCCATGTTGGATCGATCGCCGCGATAAATGCCGCGCGCGCGCCCTCCGGGAAGAACGGCTCACCGCCCACCGTCGCGCCCTGCACGTCGATGATCAGCGAGTCATACAACTGAATGTAGGCACCGAGATCCACCGAGATTCGCGTCTGCGGTCGCCGTGACCCTCGCACGAAGCTGACCTTCGACGCGCGTTTGCGAAACGCGGCGCGCTCTGACTCGCTCGGTTCTCGCAGAATATGATCGATCGTAAAGCGCGGACTGTCCGGATCGGGCCCGATCGTCTGGCGGATCGTCCACTCGTCGCCGCCAATACTGACCTCGCTCTCCCCGCCAACCACCGAGACCGCGCCCGTGTACATCGCCCGGATCGCCGCGACCTTGTGCGCCGCGCGCATCATCTGCTTTTCGCTGTCATCGAGAGGCGTCCATTCCGGTTTGTCGCGATAACCCTTGACGGCGACAATGATGTCGTTCCAGAGGGCGATGTTCGCCGCCTCCTCAGTGACCTCGATGTGCTCCTCGCGCGGCGTCAGCTCGCGGATCGTCACCTGTACGCCTTTTTCGCGCTCCAGCAGCTGCGCCACTGTCGGCTTTCGCAGCTTGTGCGCGACGATGACAGGCTCGTCCGCCCCAGGCATCGCATTAAAACTGACCTCGATAAATTCAGGGTCGAATGGGTAAAGTTCGCTCATGGTCCTCCTCACCACTTGCCGCGAGGGCACGATGTGCCCCGCATTCGTGTCTTGGTTCGCAGATCCGAGAGCATTGACTCCGGGCATCCGCATTCAGTGCAAAAGTAATTGCGAGCCGTTCGCTGCATAAACACGCACGACTCGCAGACCGTCATTCGCGCTCGCTGCACGTTGAGCGTCGTGTCGCCAAGTCTCAGCGACCAAAGCGCCCTCGCAAACAGCCGCAGTTTATGAACAACACGCACGCGCCACCTTCATGTCGCCAATCTCGCTGCCGATCATCGCCCGACCTCCTCACGACTCATCGTTTTGCCGTCAGGAAGAAGCGACGCGTCGCCGCGCAGGATCGCGATCCGCTGCACCCGGTAATAGGCCTCACGTGTCAGCGAGTCCATCACCTCAACCTCGATCGTGAAGTCGAAGTCGGGCTTCGCGCCCGGCGTGACCTCGACTGTTGGCTCCTCGGTGAAATCACGTTTAGGCATAAGCCGTCGTCTCCTGATTGATGACCTCGGCCTTGAGAGCGCCGCCACTGACGCTGTCGTACATTCCCACGAGATTAATCGTCAGCGCCGCGTCGCCGTCGTTCTCCGCCGGCTCGACCGACTGAATCCGCGCCTTCGGGATGATGTAGTTGACAGTGTACTTGTAGGCCGTGCCGGCCTCGGCGCTGCTCTGCGCCTTGAATGTCACGCTCGTCAACTCCTGTCCGGTGACGTAGCGCTCCCACGGCACCACGGTCGAGTCGAGCAGAATCTGAATCTGCGCTGTCACGACGCGATTGCCGCGCAGGATCTTGCCGACGTAGGCAGGGTTGGTCGTTGTCGAGTTGTAGGTCAGCGCCTGAGTGCTGTCACCCGGACAGCGGTCGTTGAGTCGCAGGTTGTTCGAGACCTCGACAAACCACGACCGAAGCGTGCAGCTCGCGCCGGAAAAGGTCGTCGTCCCGCTGGAGTCTCGTCCAGTAGACCTCGCTCGCGTTGCCGTTGAGGCAGCTGGCGAGATCCATTGACGACGGCAGCGAGGTCAGCCCGTGCGGTGTCGTGAACTTGCCTGAGCCGACAATGTCGGCGGAGTACTGAGGCCGATCCGCGCGATTCTGACTGATGCGGAACCGCTCGACCACCATACCGTTCATCAGGTAGCTCGCCCCGCCCAGCTCGGCAGCCATCGCGAACGATGGCAGCTGGCGACCACTGGCAACGGGGAGCATATTGCACGAGTGTTTGTAGGCGGTCGTGCCACCCTGCTGCGCCGTCGTCACTGACCCGCCCAGAGCTCGCAGCGCCAGTCGGCCCGCAATGCCGAAGTTAATATCATCGCTGAAGCTGAACGCCGGTTGCGACAGATATGTCTCGCACCAGGTAGTCGCGAACTCGTGACCGTTGCCCGGCACTCCGGCGTCGTTGATAAACTCGATTTGTGGCAACACGTAGGCCGGCTGCTGCGTGCGAATCTTCGCGTAGTTCGAGCCGCCCGTGATGGCGGCGTTGTAGCTTCCTCTTTGGTTTTGCTGACGTAGAGGGCGACGTCATTTATCAGATACTGCGGCATTGATCACCTCCTAACACGCTTCAATCGTGAGTGAGCCGACGGCGAAATGCAGTAGTTCGCCCCCGTAAACATTAAGATCGACGTTCCATTGCAGCGGCTGGCGTCGTTTGAGCGCGGCCGGCAGTGATGCGACATCGTCAAAAGCGGCAGCGATCGCGTCCAGCTCGGCATTGAACGTCAGGTCCGTGTTGGCTGCCTTCGTGCCGGTCGAGTAGTAGTGGAAGCCCATCAGATCGTACGTCCACAAATGATCGACACAGCGCATAGCCTTCTCGATACCCTCGTCTCGCGACCGGGTGAAGACATAGCCGTGAGCGCGATTGCCGTCCGAGGCGGATCTGACGAGGCCCGGCCAGATGTCCTGTTTCGCGCCAAGCACCCACCACGGATAGACCACCGCCAGCGGAGCCGCCGTCTGTATGACTGTCTCGATGGCCGTGCGCACCTGCGCGTCGGTGTAGGTCATCGCGTCACCCTCACGTTCGCCAGAATGCCATTGCGTCTCAGCGAGTCGTTGATCGCCGGCTCAACGTAAGGCCGGCGCAACATTCGCCTTGTCCCGAACTCCAGATATGGCGCGTACTCGGCCGCGATCGTCACCTGCGCATTGAGCGGGTCAACGATCTGCCAATTGATCGAGTTGGTGAGAAAGCCTGTATCCACTGCCGGCGCCTCTCCCGGGGCTGACGCTATATGGATCCGATTGCGCCCTACTCTGTATGCGCGCCCTGTTTTAGGCTGCGCCATTGCCAGCTTCGCATGCTGCACAATGCCGATCACCAGCCGTTGCAGAATCGGTGACACCTGCCCTGTGACTGTCTCGACCAGCCCGGGATCCACTTCAACGTCGATTGTCAGAGTATTGTCAGCCATTGTCAGGATCCGTACTGGTCTCCGCCGGGTCGCATTCGAGCACCCACCCTGCGCCGATTTGCGCCATTGGCAGAATGCCGTTGATGCGATAAGACTGCGTGCGTCCGCCGCAGATGATCGTCACCTTTGCTCCGGTGTGCAGATCCGAGTCCAGATCCGCCTCGGTCGCCGCTGACGCTACCCAGATCGTGAGCGCCCGTGCCGCGCTCGACTTGCGGTCATTGCGCTGCGCGTGCCAGCCGCTCGTCAACTCCAGCACCGGCGTTTCGCCTGTCGCCGGAGTCATTTTGTAGAACGTCAGCGAGGCTGATTGTCCGTACAATGTCCGACGCATTTGATTCAGCGTACGCACATCAAGCAAGGATCTCATCCGCGCACCAGCCTGTTTCCTCGCACCAGCGGCGCAATAAGCTGCGATACCTGAGACGGCAGCAGGTCGTTCTGCGCGCTCCTGGGACTGAACTTCACCGAGACCCCGTCAGCCTGAAACTGGTCGATGCCTCGTTCGTTGTCCGCCCCAAAGCCATTGAGATACGCCAGAGCAAGCTCGTACTGCGCCTCTTTGATGATCACAGGAATCTCGTCTGTCGGGTAAAAGTCGTTGAAGTACTGGTAATTCGCGCTGGTTGTGATCGAGCCGTAGGTGCGGACGTAATCAGGCTTGCGCACCTCGTAGCGAGGCCACGCCAGAGCCTGCGTCGTCGACACCGGTGTCCCGAGCCAGTTCTCGCGATTGAGGCGCTTCGCCGCCATCACCAGAGCCCGGATTCGATCGTCAGCATTGGCGACGCGATACTCTTCGACGTGCAGGCGCAGATCGGCGTAGTCGACAAACTCCTGCAACGTCACATAGCTGTTGCTGGTAGCGCCGCCAACGGTCGTGATCAGGCTGCTCGCGTCGATCGCCATTTAGCCTCCTCGCGTCAGTACTTCGGTTTGCGCGGCTTCGGTTTTGGCTTCATGCCCATATCGTCTCCTGTTTCGTCCGGCGACATCTCAGTCTCCCAGCCGTCGGGTGTCGATTGCACCCGCCAGCCGAGAGCGAGAAACTCGTCCAGATCCTGCTCCTGAATGTCCATCGTGGAAGGCCCGCCCGGGTGGACGGGCTCTTCCCTGAAGATCGTGATCAGCTTCATTGATTATCCGATGAGAGTTGCGATGTGCGCCGACTTGACCGCCTTGACGCCCCACGCAGCGCCGACCTCGTAGCTGATCTGCCGATACTGACGGTACACCGCCACCTGGAAGGTGAGGTTGCTCGTCGGATCGGTAATCTCAGTCACGTCGACCGCGCTGTCACCGCCCGCCGGCATCGCCGGAGCGCGAGTGATCAGGTGGACAGCGTTACGGTGAAAGGCGACGTTCGGCGTGTAGCTGTTGCCGACCGCCACGGTGTCGTTGTCGACCCACGCGACTCGATTGCCCGGCGCGCCAATCACAACCGACCCGCCAGTAAGCGCCGTGTTGACGACATACTTATTGGCGTCACGACCTAGCCTGTGAGTTGGTCAGGATGTCACCAGCGAGGATCGTTCCGCTTCCGGTATCGAGCGCGAACGAGGTGGAGCCGACGGCGTAGCCTGCACCGAGGTTGAGCTGGTAGCTCGTGCCCCCGCCCTTCGTGTGAACGGCGATCGGGTAGCTGTTGTGAATCGCGAGACCCATCACCTCGCCGATCAGTACCCATCCGCAGGAAGTCAGCCGTGCCGGCCTCGTTGACCTTGAAGAGCACGCTCTGCTTGCCGCGCAGGTTGGCCATCGCCGCCGAGCCCAATCACAAGGTGCAGATCGGTCTGCGGAGCGCCGTTGTCGTCGAGGATCTGACGCACGCCGGCGAAGTCGCTGAGATCGGCCGCTGTCCCGAATGGCGCGGTTCCGGCCGTACCGTAGGCACGCGAAGAGCCGCGATAGGCCTCGCGCCAGAGATCTGCCTCGATCTCGTTGACGAGAGTGCGCATCGCCTGAGCGAACTGGTCGCGCAGAATGTTGGCAATTTGCGGACGGTCGCCATTGCCAAGCGCCGTCTGCTCCTCACCCGTCCAGTTGAACGAGACCTTGCGCGACTTGCTGATCGTCATCGAGCCGCTGCCGACAGTAATGTCGGTGCCGGCCGAAGACGTAGCCGCCGGAGTGATGTCCGCCGCCGCCATCGTCGGAACGATCGGGTAGGTGACGGTCTGATTGAGAGCCGCACGCTCGGCGGTCGAGTTGCGGAATACCGCGGGAATAAATCCGGTAAGCTCACGGGAGACGATATCCGCCGCCTCGTAGATTACCGGGATGACTGAGGTCAGAGTATTGGCCATAATTCATCTCCTAATCGTGAATTTTGCCGCCACTCCTGATGTGCTGCATCTCTCGCAGCAGGGTCCATTGCATCAAAAGCGGCGCGTGAAATGCTCTTGCCGTTACCGGCAGCCTTGTTGCCGTTTTGCGCCCCGGAGCCTCCCGCGCCAGTCGCCTCAAATGCTCGTCCGTAAATCGGATCGGCTTTCATCTCCTCGATCAGGTTTTTGATCGAGAAAGGCGTTCCCTTGATGTCGGCGATGCGCGGCTGTCCCTGCGCGTCAACCACCTCCACCCGAAACTGCCCGTCCTCCTCCGTAATCCGTGTCTGCCGCAATACGTGCGGCAGCAGCAGCGCCGGCTCGCCCTTCGCGGCTGTGATCGCGGCCACCGCCTCCGAGTTGATGAGCGCGCCGTTGAGCGCCGTCTGCATCAACGCCAGCCGGGCATCGCGACTGTTCACTTCGGCCGTGTAGTGCGTCTCGCGCTTCCTGAGATCCGCTTCAAGCTGCGCTCTCAGCTGTGCCTCGCGTGCCGTCCAGTCGCCCGAGTCTCGCAGCTTCTGTGCCGCCGCGTCTTCCTGGGACTTCATCAGCTCCGCGTACTTCTCAGGGTCGACGCCTTCAAACTGCTTCAGCGTCTTCTCGGCCTCCGCTCGCTGCTTACGCTCAGTGTCGAGCGCTTTCTTGAGTCCGCCGATCTCCTGTGCCGTCTCGGCTGCAAAGACAAACTTCCCGTCTTTCTCCAGCAGCGCGGCTCTCAGAAACTCCGGCGCGTCGTCTCTCGTCTCAAAGATCTGTTCTATTGGCATCATCCCTCCCGGATGTTGTTATTCCCGGTTCCCCCGGTACGTATGCAGAATAGGCGATATCACGATTTTATTTTCACTGCCCCTTGTCGAACGCCGTCAGCAGCGCGTCTCCGAGGTTCGTTTGACGCTCCGAGATGCGCTGCGCCTCGATCTCGGCGTCGAAGTCCTCCGGCAGTCGCCCGGCGCGCTCCAGCACGGCCCACATTGTCTCCAGCGACAGCTGACCGTTGGCGACCATCGCGCTGTAGGCTTGCAGATCCGCCGGCTGAAGAAAGAGTCCGTCAGACATTGACTCCAGCTCGATCGATCCTCCGCTATCAAGTCCCAGGTAGAGCGCTGTCAAATAAAAACACTGCTCCAGCGCGTCCTTGAGCGAGCGCGCCGCTGTCGCCAGATCGCTGTCCGACTGCACGCGAGAGATCATCTGCTCCGTCGCGGTCGTGGGCTGAGGTGACGGCCCTGCCAGCAACGACAGGCCAAGGATCGCCATTTGCGTCTTCAGGTCTTCGAGGTCGGTACGCGCCGCGCCCAGCGCCGCGCCTGTCGTCTCCGCGAAGGCAACGTGGCCGCCTTCCTGATCCACGTCGAAGAACGTGTAAGGCCCGATCGGCTCCAGCGCTTTCGCCTGATTCCGCCCGCGAAACCACAGGACCGGCCGAGACGCGATATGCAGATAGGTCGAGTAGTCGGAATATTTCTGATAGTGCGTCAGGTTGAGCAGCGCGAGATCCAGAAGAAACGGCTTGCTCGTCAGATTACCCGTGCGGCGCGTGTAGATCGGTGCGACAGGAATCATGGGCAGTATCGTCGTCCCTTCGGCTTCGAGCAGGTACTCGATCTTGCCGCTGATTGACTTGTACTCGCGATAGATCTGCCACGATCCCGGCCGCAGCACTCGATACCGGCAGACCTCCGACCCGCCATACTCGCCGTCCGGCTCGGTTGTCTCCTCTTCGAGTACCAGTAGCGTCAGCACTGACTGTCCGTTGACAGTCTCGTAGCGCCAGTTGATGATCTGGTCCGCCTCGTAGAAGACCCAGTACGGTCGACGATTAACCGCACGCTCGTCCGCCAGAGTTGAGCCGGGCGGCAGCGGCGGCGGCATGTCAACATAGATCAGCCCGTGACCGTACTTCATTGCGCTGGCGAACGCTTCTTTGGCGAAGACCGCGCCGTGGGTTCCCGCGTTATCGATATTCTCCCAGAGTGCCACTACCGGCGGCAAAACATCGGCTGACAGCTTTGGCTCTTTGCGAAAGACCATGCCGACCAGTGCGTTGAGCGTACGCTCTGTCGCGTTGAAGAAAAGAGCGCGTCGCAGTCGCTGCTCATACTCGCGCACGTCCTCGGCTGGCTCCATTGGCAGGTAAACGCGGCCCTGCTGTCGCACCGCGATTGTGCCAGCGCAAACATGCTCCATCAGATCCCACGCGCCTTCCATCGCATCGTGCGCGCCGTTGTGATATGCCGGACTGTTCTTATCGCTTTCGCTCATCGTCTCTCAAAAATCGGGGAGCGCCGGCTCCCAGCCCATTGAAAGGATTCCTCATGCACGATGTAACGATAGCGCGAACGCGAATTTTATTTTGAGAGAGTGTGTTGTTGAGCTGGGCATGGAGCCTGACGAGGTTTTACGACTGACGCAGATCAGCGGCATTCAGGGGCTTGCCGACATGTTCGCTGAGTCTGAATTTTCTGAAGCATGGGAAGTGGAGTGGGAGAAAAATGACGAATAAGCGAATCACAACCAAAATTAACCAGCAAGCGTTATCCCGGCTGCGCAAAATCGCAGCGCATACGGGTGAGCGTCAGTACGAGGTACTCGACCGGCTGCTCGCCGCGGAATGGAATCGCGTCAAGTTGGCCGAAGCGGCGCAAACGCCTTCTCCGAGATCTGCAAAGTGATCGAGCCGAGCGCGTAGCAGAATCGCTCCTCGTCAGGCGATGCGTCGATTGTGCCGTCGCTCTCGCTGATACTGATCCCTGCTCTTCGTGCCCACGCCAGAGCCGCATGGGTTGCCTCGTGGGCGATGATATCACTAGCCAGGTATCGCCGGTTGAAGTGCATTTCCGCTATGTGTCCGCGCCGAGGCCGATCCGCCGGATCCGTCGGCCACAGCACCACCGCCAGCACCTTCGACATTCCGCGGCGCGGATAGCTCGCGACCAGGTGTCGCCTCATCGACGTCAGCGTTGGCCAGATAATCACGTCAAGGTGCAATCCCCGGCCTTCAGGGTAGACGCGAAATCGCAGCTCGCTCATCGCGCGCTCGCTCCCATTCCCGCCGCTACGGCCTGTGCTCCGGTGTTGGCCGAATATTGCTCGTCCTCGGCCGCGACGTGGATCGGAGCCGTGATCGTCACGCCGTGGTGCGCGTCAGTGATCCAAAATGCCTGACGCGGAGGCTCAAAGCGAAAGTTGCTCACAAAAGCGTATTCATCGTAGCCTTTCAGGCTGCCGTTGACGATCAACCCGCGCAGGAACGCCAGCTGATGCCAGTGTCCCATTACCAGGTAGTCGTAAGGTCGCTGGACGGCGTTCTCCCGTTCGCGTTTGCGCGCGTCGCCGATCAGCAGCGGCGAGAGCATGCCCGCGATCCCGCTACCACCGCGAAACTGGTCGCCGTGCGTCAGCAGGTAGCGCGTGTTGAAAACCGTGTACGACTGATCGGCGCTGTCGCTGATCTTGAACTCGATCGTCTTATCAGGCAGCGTCTTTCGCAGCAGGTGATAGAAGAAATAGTCGAAGTTGTCCTGCGCGCGATTTTTGGCATGAGGCTTGCGCTGACGTCGGCCGTGATTCCCGACCACGCAGGGCAGGAAGACTCGCCCGAAAGCGTCCCGCAGCAGGCGAATGCCGGCCGCGATTGGCTCGCACCAGTAGAGCAGAGAGTCAAAGATTGTCGCGGCGTTTGTCTCAACCAGCTCCTCGTGAATGATTCCGCTGAAGATGTCACCGCCAAGCGGCATGACGATGCCTTCGTAGGTGAGCCCTTGCAGGTAGCTTTGCGCCAGCTCGATCGTGCCCTCGAAGAAGCGTCGCAGTCGGGCTTCAGCGATTTGGTCGATTGAAGGCGTTCACGTAGTTGACCTGCGCCGGATAGACCACTTCGTCCAGATGGACATCACTCAGAAATGCTGTTGGGATGGCCGCCCGGCTCCCTGCCCGAGGCGTGCGCATAACCCACGCCGGCGGCGACACTTCGGCCTCGCCAATAAAACGAAACATTCGCAGCAGTGCGTCGCGAAGCTCCTTCTCTTTCAGCAGATCGCTGCGTTCCTGTCGAACAGCAGCCAGCTCTCGCCGCAGTTGCAGAACTCGATTGGTTTCGTTGTCTTCGACCGGGAGAGGATCGCGCCCCGGATCGCTGATACCAAGGCGCTCCAGCTGGCCGCTCTGATAGAGCTGGACGTATCGCCTGAACTGTATGCTGCGAGAAGCCGGTCGCCCTCGCTGTGGAATTGATGCTCCGGCCGCCGACCAGGTAACAAGTGAGGATTTGTTTGATCTGTTCGTCATTGAGCTGTGCCATCGTCTCCCTTACCGCAGGAGCTTCCCTGCTGATACTCGATGCGCGGGGTTCGCACCCAATTGGCTATGGCGAGCGCGTCACCCCTATCCGGTGATCGCCCGAGGCGCTTCTTGATCTCGTCCTTGCTTTCAAGTTTGATTCTCCCCCTGCTGTCATAGCTAAACTTCACATTCGTCAGATCCGCCGCGAGTCGCCGATCGTCAGGCAGCGCAATGTCGCCAGCTGTCAGCGCCTCACGCAGCGCCCACCACATTTCCGCTCGTGAGTTGACGAACTTGCGATCTTCGCGCGCCGCTGATCCGGCAATGCACGGCACGACTGGCGCATTGAGCTCTCGCAATCGATCCGTGACACCGCCTCCCAGACCGCTGTCGTCCACGCCGATTGTTGGCGCTCCGGTCGCCATCAGTTGCCCGGCCGTCTCCATCAGGTTCTGACCGTGTCGCACAGTTGGCCGACTTACGTTGCCGCTTTCGCCAATTGAGAAGATGACAGTCTCGTCAGCGCCATATCTCGCGACGTCGCAGCCAATGGCGATTACCCGGCCGATCTGCTCTGACCAGCGCGCCTGCGCTGTTTCGACGACGCGCAGCGGAATCAGAACGTCGTCCCCTCCTCCGGCCACAGTCCGAGCACCCGGGCGCGATAAAGCGCGGTATCCCTGCCGCCGTACTCCTGCAATCGCTCTTCGCACCATTCACGCGTCACCGCGCCCGGCACGATTACCCGCCCCTCGGTGACATTCGGGTGCTGCTCGCAGGACAGCCGGATCACCGGCCAGAGTCCGCTGTCGTCTTTTCGCTTGAACTCGCTCGTCGGATCTGTCGGATTTCCGACCGCGAAGAACCGGTCGTCAGGCCCGACCGCCAAACCTTCGGCCGCCTGCCAGATCCCAGGCGCCACCCCTGTCGCCTCGTCAAAGACGACCATTACCCGCGGAGCGTGCGTCCCTTGAAACCGTGTCGGATCGTTCGTCGACAGTCCTACCGCGAACCACTCTTCCGAGAGATTGAGCGATGTCAGATTTGGAGTGCCGCCAAGCTGGAACCTCGCGTTCTTGTGCGCGATCCTTAGTTCCCGCCACAGCAGGTTCTCGACACTGGAACCACGTCGGCGCGGTCGTCACCACCTTCGCCCCCGGGTTCGTGTAGAGGAACCAGAGCGCCAGCCTCGCCGCCAGCCACGTCTTGCCGACGCCGTTGCCCGCCGTGACCGCTGTTCGACGATTCCGCGCGACGCTGTCGATTACTTCCTGTTGCTGCGGTGTGATGTACGGCACGCCAAGGACTTCGGTCAGAAACCACGCCGGCTCTGTCCGCGACTTTGTCAGGATGTTTACCGCTTCAGCTCTTGTGCTCATTTGCCAGTTTCGCCAGATCCGCAAAGGTCAGCGGCGCGCCGCCGGTCGTTACGTCAAGCCGGTCCGTCAGTAGCCCGTGATGCTTCGCCAGCACCGTCAGCGCCGTCACCTTATTCTTGACGAGGCGAGGGTCGCTCAGATCGTCCATCGGAGCCTTCGCCACCTTCGACAGCTCGGCCAGTACCTCGCCGGCCGTCATCGCGTTTGTCTCCAGATACTCGCTGATCATCTTGCGAATGTGCGGATTGCGGAGATTCTGCTGCGCGATGTTGTTGAGGACTACCCGGTCGCCTCCGTAGCCAGCCGCCTCTGCCGCGCGATAACCATTCAAGCCTGCCTCGCCAGTATAGGCACGCACGAACGCCAGCTGCTTGTCGGTCAGTCTCGATTCTGCGGTTTTGGCTGACTCTTTCTTTTTCGTCATAAGCTGCCCTGCGCCGGAAACCGACCGGGGTCTATCAAATTCTCGGTTGTAGTAAGGTCTTGTGCGGTAAATACAAAATCGCCAGTCTGATCCGGCTGCCGCTCCGTATGATTGTTGTCTCCCGTATAGATGCGGTCAGGTATGCCGTCAGGGTAAGCGAAGCACACATCCAAACCCGCAAACCACTTGCACTTGTAACATAAATCTTTTTGCATTTTGGACTCCTATTTATTACTAAACGCCTTCAATCGGTCAAAGTAATCGCGAATGTTAGATGGCAAGTCCTGCGGTCGCCGATAGTACATCAGAAAACTTTCGGCAAAATACCTCATGCAGGTTTTTGCTACCATACATGCTGATTTTATAACGATCCTTTTTCCGATTCTTGTAAATTCGCTTCCATCTCCTGTCGAAACTTTTCAGCGCCTCCGTCAGCGCGATTGCGCGCGGGATCGTTGATCAAATGCGGGTTGAGAAGCCCAAGCACCTGATCTTCGATCACATGGCCTGCCTCGTGAATAAGCGTGTCCACTGCGAAATCTTCAACGCTGCGTTTTACCGACCATAGCTTCGTATTTCACAGCCTCCTGCGCGGCCTTGACGAGCTTTTTACCGGCGCATCCGGTGTCAATGTCAGATTGCTCAAACGGCGCAACGATACCGCTTTGAAATTAGTCACGCTATCCGCATAGGATTGCGCCATATCCGCCCTGCTGCTGAACCGTTCGCCGTTGTATATGATTTTGCTGCCATTGGCCAAAGCGTTCGTGTCGCCTTTGGCTCCATAAGCGAGATCGCCAATAGGTTTAAGTCTCCACTCCGCAAAAATCGCCCCAAGTTCTTTGTTGATTTTATTGGCGTCAGCAAGCAGGAGTCGACTGTAATCAACTCGGCTGCCGATCCCCAGCTCGCGCGCGATATTTTGCGCTTCGATTGTCGTCGCTGCTGATCGATAACCCGCTGGCTGTGGCGCAGTCACGGCTGCCGGCAGTGTCGAGCCAGGCTGCGGTCGATCATATCCCGGAAACGTCCCTCGCCAGCCAGCGCCCGCTTCGCGCCGAGCTGCACATACGAGTCGCCCCAAACCGGATTTACCTGCTTGCCGACAAAGTCCGTCAGCTTCGCCTGTCCATCGCGATAGGCCTGATACGCCGCGTTGTTTGAAAAGACAGCCCGCTGCACTTCCGCTGACTGTTTCGCGAACCACTCCTCGCCGTTCTCCGTGAATGGCGACGGATCGCCCTTGATGCCCGGAATCGAGGTACAGCGGCAGCGGACGTGCGTGGACATTCGCTCTTCCATTGTGTGAAACGTCCCGTGAAGAGCGATGCAGGCCGCGCAGGTGCGACGACTGAGCGATGCCACCCAGTACCACCCCGCGACAATATTGCTGTTGGCTTTGTAGGTCTGGTGCGTTGCTTCGCGGTATGCTCGAAGCGTCTCCGTCCGCGCGATCGTCAGCGACCTTGACAGCGTCATTCCTGCCCGATGCCGGATGATCGCTGCGGTCTTGCGCGGATTATAGCCGAGCGTTACAGCCTCGGTCAGCGCGTCGCCGACTTCGCGCGACATTCCCGGCGGCAACTTCGCCAGCAGGGAAGAGAGCGGCGATCCGTCGGCCAGGAATCCGACCATTGACGTAATCGCTTCAACCGGAAGCGCCGTGACTGTCACTGACGCGAAAGGAGTTGACGCCGCTGCTGTCCTGATCGCCGTCGCCGCATGGCGCGTCGCTGCCCGGATCGCTGCCGCCTGTTCTCGCCGGACGCTGCTATCCACAGCCTCGACGTAGCGAAGAACCTCGCGCTCAACCTGTGCGATCAGTGCCTGGTATCGCTGCTGCTGATACAGCCACGCCGGCGAGACCTCTATTCCCTGCCGGCGCGCTGTTTCGATTCGATCCGTGACATCAGTCAGCAGTGCGCGCAGACGCTTCCACGATCGGCCGTACTGACGAACGAGCTGCGACGCTGCGATCCGCTCCCGTCTCACGAGATCCGCTTTGAACTGCTCGGCCTGATCGTAGATCTCTGCCATTCATTAGTTGAATCGGCTCTCGCGCACTACGAATCGACTCTCGGCCGCGCCCTTGTTTGTCGTAGTGCCGACTGCGCGATAGTAGTATGTGCCTTCGACAGGCGGCTCGTAGTCGACGTGATAGTCACCAGTCGAGTCTTTGACGACGGCACCGTCGACACCGTAGACCAGAGTGACAACTGTCCCGACGGGCGTTTTGATCTTGAAAGTCACGCCCGCCGGGTCGACATCCTGAGTCGTGTCGTTGAAATTGGCGCTGAGGCGAACCACGTCGCCAATGTCATAGGTATTGACCGCCACATCAGCCTCCGGCGGTGAACGTCAGATCGTACGTCACCTGAAGCGAATCCGAACCGCGAGTCAGGTTGACCGCCGAAAAGACCGTGCGATCAAGCAGCGTTCCGCCACCGGTGGCAGCTTGTGAGAAGATCCCGTGCTCTGTGATGGCCAGACTGCCGGATCCGTCAGGCGACAGCGTTGCCACCGTTCGGTAGACGTTGTTCGTCGCGCCGGTCGTCTGCGTTCCGGTCGGCCTGACGTTGTCCGACGCGTACTCGGTGGTCAGCTCGGTCCCAAGCGCCGTGTCACCGATAGCCTCTGATCCCGTTCCCGTGCCGAAGCCGTGAAACTTGAACGAGAAGACCGTGACTGAGGGTGACGCCGTGTTGAAGTTTGTGACAATGGCGTTGACGCCGGCCGTCGTCACGACGCGCAGACTGACCAGCCCGTAGTCAATCACCCGGCCATCAGCGAGGATCTTCGAGGCCGAGACCTGTCCGAAGAACGCCGGCGTCCCTGCCACTCGCGCCACCGCCATTCGCCACAGTCCGCGCCACAGATTCGGCAGATTGCGCAACTTGTAGGTTACGACCTCCGCCGGCTGTCCGTACCGCGGCAGGCCGTACTTCAGCGCCTGCCAGATTGTGAGCGACTCCGCCGGCGTCTCCGTCCAACTGCCACCCGGCAGCACGCGCAGGCTCAGCGAGCCGCTCGCTCCAAGGTTTGATCCGTTGATCATTGCTATCCTCCAATCTCGTCGGTTACGGTCACTTCGTCACCGCCCGATCAGTCAAAGTCACATTGATTTTGCCGGTCGGTCCGATCACCGACGTGATCAGCGCTCCGACAGTTCCTGCTATTCCAGCGATCGCCTTGCCGATCAGTTTCGCCACTGATCCGACCGCAGTCACCGCGCCAACGATCGCTTTGCCTGTCAGTCGCGCCATCAATCCCGATGTCGCCACTGTTCCCGTAATTGTTAATAAGTAAACTCTAATCGCCGTCAGAGTCGCACTGGTGGCAATCAAACCTGCCACCCGACGAACTGATCTGACGAGCCGCAGTGCCGGCTGAGGCAATCGCTCCTGTCAGCGATCGTGCTGCATTCCTGGTCAGCGCGCCGGCTGTTGCGATGCTTGCCGTGATGTAGATCGACAACCCGGTTTGCAGCAGATTGACGATGGCGCTGCTGGAAATCGCGCCGGCAAGCTGTCTCGCGGTGGCACGAATCGCAACGCCGGAATGTGTTACAACGCCGGCTAACGTCTTGGCGGCTGAACGATTTAACGTGCCACCTGTGGCAATCGCGCCGGTCACGGACACAAGCACGGCTTTGATGCGATTAAGAGTCCCGGCTGAGGCGATCGCGCCAGTCAGCTGACGACTCGCGAGTCTGACAATCGTGCCACCGGTGGCAATCGCACCAGTCACCGATCGCGCCAGAGATAGCGTGCGAGTGATAACGCCGGTCGTCGTCGCATTGCCACCAAGAGTCTTTGCCGCGTTCCGAATCGCCGTCCCGGCTGAAGCCAGACTGCCAGCCAGCGCGAGGATAAAAGTCTTGACGCTGGTGAGAGCGCCGGCAGGAGTGACAGCTCCGGTCAGCGATCGAGCAAACGACGCAACTCGAATAATTGTCGCGGAAGGCGTCACAGCTCCGGTCAGCGATCGAACAAATGACGCGACTCGGGCAATTGTCGCGGATGGCGTGATAGCGCCAGCCAGCGCCAGAATAAAAGTCTTGACGCTGGTCAGAGCGCCGGCAGGCGTGACAGCTCCGGCCAGCGATCGCGCAAACGACGCTACTCTGGCAATTGTCGCGGAGGGTGTAACAGAGCCAGCCAGGGATCGCGCGAAAGAGGCTATACGGCTCAGCGTGCCACCGGTGGCAATCGCGCCCACCTCGACCGCCGCTGTGTTGCGCACGATCGAGCCGGCAGACGATAGCGACCCGGTCAAGGTCTGCGCGTACGCCGAGCCGCCATCGGCTTCCGCCCATGTCGACTCCGCCCACCCGGTTTGTCCCCATACCGCCGGCATTGTTTAGGCCTCTTTGATCAACCAGTCGAGCGACGCCACCGTCGTCACACTGATCTCCACTTTCGCGGCGTCGAGCGCTTCGAGCGTCAATTTTGGATCGTACACTTCGACGTCCACGTCCAGCAGCTCGCCGAACTCGCGCATAAAATCGGACATTTGTTCCGGCGGCACGGCGCGATTGCCGTTATCGTCCGCCTCGCTTAGTCGCTCAACAAGAGCGACACGCTGTTTTTCGATTTCGTCGTAGCGCTCAGACGCGTCTTTGACGAAACGACCAAGCCCGTATGCCAGCTTGATCGGAAGCGTGAGCTTTGCCGCTTCGTTGATCGCCTGCCAGCTTGTAAAGATCTGCCTGAGGGTGACTTTCATGAGCCTCTGTGCCTTTCTATTTTAGGCCTGCACCAGTCCGGTGCGAATCATCGCCGCAGCGTCTCGGCTGTCGACTCGAAGAGTAGGTTGTGAGGTCGTAAACACGTAGCGCTGTCCGGTGGTCGCCCCGTACAGACAGACGGTCTCGCTGTTGCGCTGAGGGTGAGAAACGTCAAATAGGTATACATTGCACTACTCCTTAAGGTAAATCCGTGTCTTCCGTCGCACCAGCCGCCGCGCCTGCTGAACTCGCCGCATTCTGCACGGCCTGAGCGCGGATGACCTCTCGGATATATTTTGTCAGCTGATTGTTGAAAAACTCCTGCGCCGTGACAGGATTGGCAATCGTCTGACCCGGGCGAGCAGGGTCGGGAACGGTTGCCGTCCAGCCGTAGGCCGCACAGAAGCCGGTCGATGATCTTCTGCTTTGCTGGCAGGTCGCGGAACCAGATCAGCGTCGCACGAGCAGCGGTCTCACCGCCAATCGTCGCGCCGTTGCCGTTGTCAATTCTGAATAGTTTATGTCGGGGCTGGCATAAAACCTCGCTATTAACTGGTTGCTGCTGAAAGTAGAATGTAGTGAATCGTGACCCGCACCGCGCCTGCTGAGGGGTATTGTCCGCGCCACCCGTAAGCGTAAGCCGGACTGCCGTGGCTGATGTAACGATCGGCCCTGCCGCATCCGTGGAGACGCCACCTTGAGTTGCGCGAGCCCAACGCCTGTTGTGCCTGCCGTAAGTGACCCGATAGATCCGAAGCGCGCGCCGTCGTTGAATCGCCAAACTGTAGCGCATTACCGTCGATCCCCGCGATTGTGGTAGTCACCCGAACCGTAACCCCAAGCACGATGCTGCTTGCGGGAATCTGAATCGTAGTATCCGTGGTTGCGCCGGTCGTCGACAAAGTCACGTTTTCAGTCAGTACTCCTGTGACAGACGTGGCTCCATTAGGTGCTGTAATAGTCTTCGTCGTGGCTGTAGATGTGCTGTTTAGCGCCCACCGAGTGGAGCCGTTATTTGTAAATTGCACGATATCGGCCGACGGACTGGCCGCGCTGTCAACGCGCAAGCTGACATGGAAGCAGAACCTGAGGATCACGCACTGCAGCTGCCGGCAGTCGCGGACATTAGCGCCAACCAGCAGTTGCCCGCGCGCCCGTGCTGCCGTCTGTTACGCGCACAATATTTGCAGCTGGCGACGAATGCCGCATCAAACGTCGAGACATTAGACCCGAAAACGACCTGATGAGCTCTGATTGAAAACAAAATTGCCATTTGCCCGTTGCCCCAGCAAAGCGGTGCACTGCATGGGAGTAAATGCCGATTTGCGTTATCGTCAGTGCCTATTCCAGACTGGCGAGCCGATAGTACCGACCCGCGATGGACCTGAAGCAGACCCCGGGCAGACAAACCGCATATAGTGGAGGCAGCAAAGATCTGATTCCCGCTCATACCACGTCGCCGGCGCAGTACCGCAAGAATATTGTACGTCGGATTACTGCCGTCGTTGCACGCGCGATTGAACCACTGCAGCATCGCTGCAGCTGTGATCGATCAACTCGCGCCGCCGCTTGCCAAGCGCCCCCTGTTCGATTCTCAGCGCCACCGGCTTTGTGATCGTCGCATTGGTGCTGAGTCGGCGTCCCGTGTAATCACCACTGTGCGCTGTCGTAATCGTTGACGCGCCAACAAAGCCATAAGTTGGCGCGACGAAGACGTTCTCACGCTGAGTTGTGAGTGCGCCTGTCGCAAACTGCCGATGTCACCGTCGCTGCTGACGTGTTCCCGCCAAACTGAAGACCAACGGATTCGGTGCTTGCCGTCAGTGCGGTGTCTGCCGGAGTGATGATCCGGAAATAACTGGTGCTGCCTGACGTGATCCAAGGTTGGCGTAGCCGTCACCCGACCGCTGCTCTGAGCAATCACACCGGCCCCGAATGCTCCGCCTCCGGCGTTTATCTGATAATCTCCAGTATTCCCGACCGGACTACCGCCCCCGCCCGATGCCGTAGCCCACGACGGTAAGCCCCCGACACCGTCAGCACCTGCCCGGTCGTACCAATCCCCAGCCGTGTCAGCACGCCGCCGCTGTTGCGATAATAAATGTCTCCCGTGGCGTCTGATCCGAGCGTCACCGTCACGCCGCCCAGCACCGCGCCTGTCGAGAGTGTACCGCTGGTGACTGTGCCGAGGGTCGCAATGTCCGTGCCGACGAGCTTCGAGGCAGCAATCGACCCGGCCAGCATCGCGTTGGTGACTGTTCCCCAAGAGCTTGTGCCGGTTCCGCTGCCCGTCAAAACGGTATTGGCCGTTGCCGTTGAGCTGCCCGTGCCGATCTTCGTCTCAACCGCGATAATTGCAGCTGACTGCACCTTGTGGCTCGCCGCGGTAATGTAGAGCTTTACAGCTGCGCCGTCGGCATGTGTAGCTGCTGTCGTTGACTCGAAGCCCCTTGTGCAACCCGTGAACGTCGTCGACGTTTTGCCGGTGTAGGCAATCAGCTCGTCGTCAACGCCAATAATTCCCGATGACGGAAAGCTGGCCGTGCTGACCACCGTTACGGTTGTATTGCTATTGCTCAGCGTGCCGCCGCTGATTGAGGTTGTTGCCTTGTTCGCAACCTCAACCAGCTCGACCACCGTATCCAGCGATGTTGGAAAATTTGTTGTCCCTACGGCCATTTATGCCCCCGCTATGGGTTTGTCGGTCTCCGGTTGAGCAGTACCCGATTTAGCTCCTGTAGCTGCCCGTGAACCGCCTCGTGCTGTCGGCCGAGGTCGTCTTTCAGCTCTTTGAGTGCGTCCCGGAACTCGGATCGAGTGATAAAGCCTCGCTGCTCGATTTCGATCTCGTCCAGTCGCCGCTCGATCGTCGCCACAGCTGCGGTCAGGTCTGCCTTGCTTGCCTTACGCAATGAATTCAACAGCCAGCCGCCAAGCGCGCCCGCCGCCACCGGTATCATCGATGTCAGGATGTCTGTGAGGTCTGGCATCTTCTCCACTCTCTCTGTCACGGGGTCGCCATTTCGTCAGATTGAACCGCTGTTGCGTTTTTAAGGGGCAGGGCAGGGAAGTCATAGGCTGACGCCGCCGGCTTCGTTCCTGCCCGTTTATGAGCAATTGCCCCTACTTCACGGCCCCGAACTGCGCTCGAAGCTCTTTGATCTTCTGCTCGTTGAGTCCGGTCTGCTTCCAGGCTGCCTCCAGCAGCTGCGCTGCCGTCATCTTCCCGCGCTCCGACTCTTTCAATAGCTGCTCCAGCAGCAACAAAATCATCGCCGTCGTTGTCTGCAAAAATGATGTGACCATCACTTACCTCCCTTTGTCTGAATCGCCTCAACCAGTGACACGGCCGCAGTGATCGTATTCGTCAGATCCTGAATCAGCAGCGCCACCTCCTGTCGCTTCGCCACGGGCAGCTTCAGGAAAGTCGGGTCGTTGACCAGATTGGTCGCGATCGCCTTACCACTGCCAAGCAGCGTCAGCAGCTTTGCTTTGCCACTCTCCGTCAGTGCCAGCCCTCCGTCCGGTGTCTGATAGTTGCGCGCCTCGGCGATCAGCTCTTTGTTGAGCGTGTTGACCTTGTCAAGCGCGTTGACGATCACTGCTCCGGTCTCGGTCGACATCTCGCCTGTCGTCGTCTGCCTCTCGACGATCGTCAGCCCGGCGGCCACGTAACCCGCCACCCGGTCAGTCGTCGCGGCCAGCTGCTTTGACTTGTCGCAACCGCTTGCGCCGGCTGCCAGTCCAAGCACGCCAATCAGCAGTAGCGTCGTTCCGGCGGATCCGCCGCTGCCGGGCTCATCTGGCTCGATGTTGAACAGCGACTTGCCAACAGCCGCCACCGCTGTCCCTATCACCGAGAAGATCATCGTCACGTTCGACGGGATCAGATCAGTCGCCCCGGCGATCACGGCCGCCACGGCCACCACGACGCCGATCCCGGTCAGCGTCTTGTTGCTCTCGCCATATTTTGTCAGCGCGCCTGAGGCCGCCGAGACCGCTGTTCCGATCAGCACCAGCCACGCCGCCGTCTTCGGCTGCACCGCGCCAAACTGTGGCGCGACGGCGAACGTCACCGCGGCCACTACACCCAAACCAGAAATCACTTTCTCCATTCGCTACTCCTTGTTGAATCTGGCAAACGCCTCTGCCAGTTTTTCGTCATATCGATTTTGCCGATAAAGAGGTCCGTTGTACTGTCTCGCGAATCCTGCCCAGTCCTGTCGCCGCAATTCGTCAAGCAGTCGACGCGATCGCAGAAATTCCGCCAGCAGCTCCACCTGGCGCCGCTCGCTCTCCTGCATTGCCGTCACAAACTCTTCGATCGTCGCGCACAGGCATTGCCGGTAATTGACACCAAGGATCTGCGGCAGTCCCCACGAGGCGCTCATCATCGCAGCGTCCCAGTCAAGCTGCGCCGCTCTCGCCAGCCGCTCCCATTCCCGCTGCCCTCTCGCTTCCGGTGTTGGTCCGATCGCGTATCCACCCGGCTGTCTCGATGACACGTCGGTCGCGCCTGCGTGCTGCCCCTTTGTCAGCCGGTGAAACCAATGCCGCTCAAACAGCACGATTGGCCGGCCGTCAGCCAGAAAGCCGACGCCTCGCGTCTCGACATCCAGCACAGCCCGTAGCGCCGCAACAGGCACAGCGATCTCCGCCGCGATGGCGGCAATCTCTTCGACCGTGATGGATTCCTTCGCTCTCACAGGTCACAGACTACCCCGATCGCGAGATTTATTTTGACGAGCCGTCTATCGCAGCCGAGATTGGCCGTTTTGGGAAGTAGAGCTTTATCGTTGCACCTCGCGCAGCGTCGGTCTTCCCGCCCTTGCGCCGCTCTTCGATCCAGCCATACTCCAGTAATCGCTTCAGGATCGCTCGGACCCGTTGTTCGTGAATCATTGACTCTCTGGCGATCTCACCGATCTCGGCCGCGCCGTCAGCAATGACCTCGCAAACAAACTGCTCCTCCTCCGTCAGGTGCGTCTGCTCAAAGCCTTCACCGAACTGGATGGCCGCCTCGCGGATTACCCGTCGCACCTGCACGCTCAGCCAGGCCGATTGCGAGCCCTTGCCTAAAAGATGCAGTGCTCGCGCAAACTTGCGTCGAGTTGGTTGCGATAGATTCGCGATCTGTACTGCTCGAAATCCCATGGACCTTCCTTTTTCGCTATGTGACTGTCACTACGGTTCTCGTGCGTTTCACGTCGATCGGGGCAGGGACGACGCTTGTCTGTGTGTTCATTCCTGCGTCAGCAGCGTGCGCGTAGTCTGTTGCAGCTGGTGACAGGCTTCGGCGAAGCGACGACGATGACGCTGCATATCGGCTTCGGTGTTGAGTGGGTTCGCGAGAGCTTCGTCGAGGTCGTCTTTGGCGGCAGACCAAAGACGGATCAGGGCGGAAAGGTCGTCCAGGCGACGACCTCTGGCGTCGAGTTCGGCCCACGGATTGAGTTTTGCGTTCGCGGTCAGGTCTTTCATAAGCGATTTGGTGATTGTGTGAAGTATTGCTTCACAATTACATCACGGGCTTAAACTCATACGTAGCAATGCTTTAGCCGTAGGCGTGATGAATGTGAAGTATTTGTTGCATTGTAGATACGCATGGGAATAATTACCCCCTCTTTCCCCTTTTTTCTTATATACGTGTATAGAAAATTACTTCACATACTTCACATAATAGGTAAATAGTTAAAAACAAAGAGTTAAGCGTGAAGTATTACCTAAAATTACTTCACGATTACTTCACAATTACTTCACCATTGCGCCAAAAACCCGCGCGTTTTGCGCCACGTAAAATGGCTTAATCGGGGCTTATTGTGCGGTTTGATGGCTGCTAAGTAATTTATTTGCATATATATACAAAAAGCGTGACGCCGTTTGGACGCCACGCTGAAGTGTTCCGAATTAAGCCAAAATTCTCAAAAATTACTTCACGGCCTCAATCGCCTATTTCGACTGATCCGCGAGCAGACCGACGCCGATTCGACGATCACCGCTGCGAGCATGTTCGAGCTTGAAGCCGCGATCGGTCATTCGACGACCAAAAGCGTTCTTCGAGATCACATATTCGCCTGACTGCTGCGCCCATTCAGAATAGGCACGGTAGAGATCGTTGGTTGGTGCGTCGTATGCGTTGCCGACGATGCAGCGCTCCTGGATAAACGCGCCGAGGACGTCCTGCTCGGAGCGATAACCCTGAGTTGCGGCATTGACGGCTTCTGGCGTGCGCATACCGTTGCGCTGCCAGTCGAGACAGCCGGCGAGCGCCCATGCAAGAATCCCGGGCAGCTCTGACTTGAGTTTCGTGGTCAGGTGTTTGTCGCGCTGCTCTTCGGGGATGATTACGCTGAACGGGATCAGGCGAAGGCGACGCCAGATCCCGTCATCCGTGCCGCGAATGGTCGGCAGGTGGTTCATGGCGATCCACAGCTTGAACGACGGACGGAAGTCGAAGTATTCGCTGTAGAGGAATCGAGCGGTGACGGTGTCCTGCCCGGTGATCTTTTTGACAAGCGCCTCGTTGAGACGAATTCCTTCGTTGGTTTCGGAGGCGGTGATCAGGCGAGCGCCGCGCATTCGGGCAAGATCGTTTGACGCGCCGTTGTCGTTCGGTTTGGCGGTAAAAGTGGTCATTGGCGACGCCTGGGCGAACTCGCCGAGCAGCGCCGTGATGACTTCGAGCATTACCGACTTCCCGTTCGCGCCCGGCCCGTGACAGAGGAAGAGGCACTGTTCGGAGGTGTCACCGGTCAGCGTGTAGCCGATGGCGCGCTGCATGTAGTCGATGAGTTCGCGATTGCCGGCGAAGACTGTATCAAGAAAGCGCAGCCATTGCGGGCAGGATGCCTCAGGATCGAACGCAAAGTCGAGCTGGCGGGTAAGGTAGTCACGGCGGTCAAAATCGCGCAGGATGCCCCTCCTGAGGTCAAGCGTGCCATTCTGGCAATTGAGGACATAGTGATCCTGATCAAAATCGCCGATTTTGGCGTGAATGGGCCCGTAGGCCTTGATCTCCTCGCGCCACGCCTTTTTGAAGGCGCTCGATTCCATCTCCTTTGAGAAGCGGAGCGCCGCCGACTCAAACTTGCTGAGCGACTCGACGTCATTCTCCACCAGATCGAGAAAAGACTGCACCCAGGCGCGAAACTCAGCCGTCATCAGGCGCTGGCGTTCGGTGAGAGCGGCGAGAGCCGGATTGCGGAAGAACCAGCGCGAGCCGGACCAGGTGGCGAAAGTATCCGCCTTGAGATCCGCGGTCAGATCCGAGATATAGCAAATATCGCCATTGGCGCGAGCGAGCAACTCCAGCGCGAGTCCTTCGTGAGTGCGCCGCCATTTGTCCGGTGTCAGGCCAGTCTCGGAAACCTCGAAGACGGCAGCGACAGGCGACACCTGCGCGCTGACAGGCGGCTGCTCGTCGAGCTGGTCGGCGAGAGCGACGAGACGATCCGCGTCGTTGCCGTCGATCGCCAGCCAGTCGAAGACGTCACCTTTGGGCGGCAGACCGGGCAGCGTAAGGATCCTGACCGAGCGAGCGACGCCAAGCAGAGCCAGCTCGATGGCGTGAGCGTGATCGATGCCGGGCTGATCGTTGTCCGGAATGACGATCACATCGCGGTCGGCGAGGTGCTGATTGTAGTCATCGGATCTCCATTTGCCAGCCCCGCCGACAGAGCAGGTGGCGGTGAAGCCAAGGCCGCGCAGCGCGTCCACATCCTTCTCGCCCTCGACAATCCAGACGGTAGAGTCCGGGTGACTATTGAGCAGCTCCGGTAGTCGGTACAGAACGCGGCGAGTGTCGTCGAGCTTCCAGATATACCCGCCCCTGCCGTCAGGCCGGCGCTGACGAAAGTCTTTCGGCTCGAATCGCAGCACCTCAAAAAGCAGGTCGCCGGCCTCATCGCGGTACTTGTAGACAGCGACAGGGTCGCGGCGATCCTGCTGACGTGCCGCTGGCTGAGCGGCTGGCTGCGAACGCGACTGTTGAGAACGAGCTGGCTGAGATGCCGGACGCGCTCGCCACTGCGGATCTGACGGAGTATCGAAGAGATCGCGCAGCGTGAGCCCCATGACTTCGAGCACGCGATCGGTTGAACAATTTGCGTGACACTTGACAAGAATACCCTTGTCGCCTTGTTTGATGTTGAGCGAAGCTTTGTTGTCCTCGTGAGCGGGGCAGCGCACCTGGTAGCCGCCGCCCGAGCGCTTGTGAGTCTCGAATCTGCCAAGGAAGTCCTGTAGTGTCATATGTGCTCACCTTCGACCCCGCCTTCGTGATCGGTCGAAGCAGGCGGTGATCAGATCGGCCGCCTCCCCGCTGGTCAACGATTCAGCGTTTGCTATGCGAAATTTGCGGAGTATTTGCGCCTGCTTCTCACTGGCAGGCTTTTTGCGCCATGCTGCTTCCGGTCCGCCAAACGTCACGGTGTTGGCGTGCTGGTTGCATTCCTGTAGCGCTTGCAGGTAAGTGTCCGCCCGGTAGTACGTTGCGGTCTCAGAGGTGCGAACATCCTGATACGAGTAGATGTAGTCACCGTTCGGATCAGGCCGGCAGATGCGATACAGATGCGAACCGGCGCGCATTTCAGCCTCACGGGTGATCTTGTCAATGTTCCACTTGAACTGCTGTGCCGGCTGCGGTGGCGGGTATCGACGAAGAGATCCGCATCAACAAGCCGAAGGTCTCCGTGCATCGCTGGCGGAGGTACGGCCTCGGCTTTAGCTTGAGCCTCCTTCTCCTCGCGCTCCACGGCCTCCGCCAGCGTCTCGTCGTCGCGCACTCGGTTGACGCCGGCCAGCGTGCCGAGGTGACACAGATCGAATCGGTTTGTCGCGCCGGCAACATCAAGGACAAGACAGTCGGTCTTGCCGGTCTCAGGTGACAGCCGGGTGCCGCGGCCAATGGCCTGACTATAGACGATCCGCGACTTGGTTGGCCGAGCGAAGACAACGCAGTTAATCGAGGGGATATCCGCGCCCTCGACAAACAGGTCGCAGTTGGCGAGAAACTGAATCCGGCCAGCCTCAAAGTCGCGAACAACGCGCCGCTGGTCGCTGATATGACTGGAGCCGTCAAGCGCCGCCGCGGCAATGCCGTTCCCGGTCAGCCACTCGGCGAGCTGATAGGCCATTCTGACGCGAGGAACAAAGGCGATGGTGCGTCGATCTCTGGCGTCTTCGAGCCATGCCTTGCCGATATGTTCGCACCAGTTGGCAGCCTGCATCAGCTGCTCGATCTCGTCCGTTTTGTAATCGCTGACTCCGTCAGTATTGCGGCAAGTATGGACGTGCGAGAAGTCGGCGTTGATAACAACCTTGCGACCGCGCAGCGGGATCAGGTAGCCGGCCTCAATCAGATCGAGGATGCCAACCTGGTAAACGATCTCGTCGTAGACCGTGTCGAGGCCGACGCCGTCGGAGCGCTCAGGTGTAGCGGTAACACCGAGCAGCAGGCAGTCGGGGCCGGCCAGTTCGTCAATGATCTCGCGATAGACACGAGCAGCGGATCTGTGCGCCTCGTCGATAATAATAGTGTCAAATTTTGGCAGCGACTGGCGACGTCGCGGCCGCGCAAGAGTCTGCACAGAGGCGACAATCGTTTGCGCTGCAAAGTGATTCTGATCAGCTTTAACGATACCAAGTCTCGCCGGCTCGATGACGGTGGCGAGCTTGTCGTGCGCCTGCTGAATAAGGCGATCGCGGTGAGCGAGTATGAGTGCGCGTCCGGGCCGACGACGGACAAGCTCGGAGAAGACAACAGTCTTGCCGCCGCCGGTCGGGAGCGCGAGCAGTTGACGGCGAACGCCACGAGCCAGTGCCTCGTCGATCGCTGTCAACGCCTCTTGTTGATAGGGTCGCAGTTGCATTATCCCATGTACCAGATCGCCCATGCACACACGAGAATGACGCCGAGCCACAGCAGCAGGGTCTCACCAATGAATGACTTCATGCGCTCACCGCCTTTGCGGGAGCCTTTTGCCGTTCACGCTTGAGCGCGGACAGCAGACTCACCAGAGCGATCGAGTCCATGTCGTCAAACGCCATGGTGCCGGCATTCACAACCAGCAGCTGGTTAAGCGCCTCCGCGCCGATTCGCGCATCAAGCTCTGCGCAGACAGCGTCAACGGCGCTGATCAGGGTCGGCTTGATCTCGATCAGCACCTGCTGACGGGCGTCAAAGCTCAGCCTGGCATAGTCGCGATCGAAGATAATCTTCGCCGTGCCAGCATTGTCGTTCGCTTGATGCATCGCGACGAGCTTGAGCGCTTTCTCGACGCTGGCGGCAGCGGCCGGGTCAACCGCGACAGGCTGAGCTTCGGCAATGGCTGGCGTCACGTCATCGGCGTCATCGTCATCGCCGTCCCAGGAGGGAGAGCGAGCGCGGGAGCACCGGGCAGTGAAGGCATCGCGGCGGCGGCAGTGACGCGCAGCTGCTGCTCAACCCACGCGGGCTGCGCCTCGACAGCGATCAGCCACTTCTCGCGGCGCACGCGCTTGCCGTCCGGGCCGGGCGTCGAGATCTCGCGAGGAGTGCGACGGATGACAAGCGGAATGCCGCGCAGACTGCCTCGTGCTGATTCCAGAGCCAGCAAGTTCTGATGAATCTCAATGATGTCGTGAATCGACGTAGTCTGCACCATGACATACGCCATTCGCTTCAGCTCCGGAATGATAATCCGAAGCCGTCCGACCTGCTTGCAGCCGCCAGTGCAGGACTTCGGCGCGGTCGAGTAGGTGCCCTGCGGCGTCAGCCAGCGGACCATCGTCTCGCCGTCGCAGCGATGCCGCAAAGACGACGCGTCCCACTCTTCCTTCCACGCCTCAAAGTTCTCGTCCGTTGTCTCAAACGGAACGTAGGCAAAGATCGAGCGCGGCTCGGTGCCGTAAGCGTCGTTGAACGCCTTGACGGCGTCAGGATCGTCGCTGTCAAAACGAAAGTGATTGAGATCCTTTCCGGGCCCGCGGTCAGGCTTCGCTGCGCCCTTGCGCAATACGCCGATCTGCGGAAACGCGGAGGGCTTATCTGTCAGACCTTTTATCATATTTGGACTCCTGTAGTTACTGCATTTGCTTTTGAACTTCGACGGGCAAGCCGGCGAAGATTTGGTCGACACGAGCGCCGCGCTTTGCGTACAGAGCGCGTGTTTCCTCGCGCACCTTGGCTTTGGCCGTCGCCATCAGAGCGGCCGCGACCTGCTCAGCCGTCTCGCCGTCCTCCGGCAGAGCGCTGAGCGTCATCTCGACATGGGCACTGTTGTAGTCGCCCAGGTTGAGCTTACCTCCGTAGGTGATAGTAATTTCTTTGAGCTTCATCGCTTCTCCCGAAAAAAGACTGCTGGCGTGAGGTAGCCAAACCGCCAGCAGTTGACATGTGACAAGGTTCACTCACGCCCACACAAGAAAACGTGAATGATTGCGCGCTTGCGCAATGTGGGTGCCCGGTCCCGGGATCCGGCCGGAATAAACGCGCGTGTCACCTGAACCCTCCCGGCTGAGCCCCTCAGCCGAATCGCTCAGATGTGAGGACAACTCTGCACGCGCATAAAAAGAACATACCGGGCATAACTGGTGAAGGAGCGACGCGAGCCTTGCCTTCCTGAGCCGCATCGCCCCTGTTCGCCGCGTGGCGAATCTCAGAAGAGCGGGGAAGGCGTGGTCACTGCCTCCCCGGGCCTGTAGTCGCAGGCCACTCCAGCACGCGTTCGGGGTGGCTTTCGCTCCCTGCGTCGCCGGCGACGCCGCGTTGATGGGTCTCGTGTAATACCTTGGCGCACAGCCCCCGAATGGCGAGCTGCGCATCGTCGCGCTCAACCACCAAGTGTCGCCAGCGGGCAGCAAGGTGCTCGCGCACTTCGGCGATCTGACGCAAATCGCCGCTGTCATACGCTGCCTCGATGCGCGCCTGAATGTTGGCGGCGCAGCTGGCAGCAATGCGATATCGATTTATCTCCTCGCGCAGGTCAAGCAAGGTCTGGTTCACAGCGGTATCTCCTCTTCAGTGACGGGAGATCCATCAACGCAGACGCACTCTGTCGGAAACGAGTGATCAGCGTAACCGTCGCTGACAATGCCGGTGCCGTCGCAGCGCGCACAGCCAGCGCCGATCGGGCTAAACGTGACCTCAACGCGAAGGCCGAGGCGCGCGGCGATCCTGCGCAGCGTGCCGAGCCGGACATTATCGCGGCCGTGCAGCGCGTTGATGATCGTGGTTGGCGAGTGCTTGAGGTGAGCGGCAAGTGATTCGACAGTAGCATAGCGGCGAGCCTTCTCGGCCCTGAGCGACCCGGCGTCGAATCTGATGTCACTAATCTGGTACATATGTGGTATCATCCTTCGTGTAGCCATCGTGTGTTCAACAGGGCCGGCGGAGATGGACTCCCCGCCGGGCTCCCCGGTTGACCGCACATCGCGGTTTTATCGAGGGTCGGGAATACCGACCCTCCGCTTTCTCCGGGCCTCCTCACCCGAAGACACCTGCTGATTCGCCTCATACCTTTCCGTCAGAATCCGCTGAAGCATCAGCGTCCGGCTGTTGCCGCGCGCGAAAGTGCTTTTCGCCTCGCGGTCGAGGTCGCGAATCAAATTTTCTGAAAGCCTGATTGTGAAAGTCTTCCGTCTCATCACGAAAAGAATGGTATCAAAATGGTATCAAACTCGTCAATACCGTTTTGGTGCAAAAGCAAAAAAAATGCACCAGTGGTGCAAAAATATACCAAAAATACTCTTTGCAATACCGTTTTGAATTTCCTACACTCAGATTAATCAATTGTGCGGGAGAAGATTTTACGGAGATGGCACACTAACGGAGGGATTATCGTGAAAGTTCTCCCATTCAGGAGTCGAACAAGATGGAAAGGGATGAAGAGGATCTGGAGCGTTCAGCCGAGATCTATTAGATTGCCGCAGTTCGTATGGGAGGCGCTGGACGTGGACGCCGCGAGATGTCGGCGAAGCGCCGTGCGTCAAATCGAGGCAATTTTGGTCAGATATTATGACCTGGTAGCCGATATTGAACTAAACGAAGAAAAGCTCAGTCAGGCAGCCAAATCGGTATCGCGCAAACGAAAAGCCGGATAGCGAGGTGACAACATGGCGCAACCTTATACCGTCACACGTGACGGAAAGCTCTACGTGCGTTTGCGCTACTTCGCTGACGGAAAGTGGAAAGCGAAGGAGCGTCAGGTCGCCAACGCGCGCGAGGCCGTGTCGGTGCTGGCCGAGATGAAGGCGGAGCTGGCGCAATTTGGCGTCGACGCTTACGACTCTGAGCGAATGACATTCGACCAGATGGTGGTGGAATATCGGCGAGCGAAGCCGGATATGGCTGATTATCTGTTCGAGCCGCTGGACTACTTTCGGGGTCGCCGGGCTCGATCGATCAGCTATGCGGATCTGGTCATGTTCGCGCAGCATCGAAAGCAGGTGCCGAATCGCGCGTGGATCGCTCACGAAGCCAGAAAAGCGCGCATGACCAATGCCGGAAAGAAAGTCTCCGATCGTCCGGTCATCAGAAGCAGCGCAAAACAGCAACTATTCACCGTGAGCTTGAGCTGCTGCGCGGCGTCCTGCTGTACGCGATGCGACACGGCTGGCTGTTGCGCAATCCATTCGCGGCCGGGCCCCCGCTGATCGTCAAGTCAAACGAGACGCGACGTGACCGGATACCGTCGCCCGAGGAGGAGCGGCGCATTCTGGCGGCGTGCGACGACCCGAAGCGGCGACACCTGCGCGTCTATATTCTGGCGACACGAGACACCGGACTCCGAATGTCGGCACTGCGATCTCTGACCTGGGATTGCGTCGACTGGCAGCGGGAGATCCTGCAAGTGCCGACCGGCAATCGATTGAAGCGCCGGCCGCGACTACTGGGACTGACGGCGCGCCTGCGAGACGCCTTGCGCGAGTGGCACCAGGGATCAGCGCCGGGCCCGAAGACGCCGCTGCTGCCGCCAGTAGCCAGCGTCAAACGCGCATGGAACACTGCCTGCCGCCTCGCCGAGGTCGAAGGGCTCAGACTGAACGATCTGCGCCACGGGTACGCGACGGACCTGATGGAGGCCGGCCTGCCGCAGCACTTCGCCATGAAGCTGGCAGGGCATACCACGGCCGAGGTGCACGACATCTACACCAACGTCGATGAGCGCCTCGCCAGAGAAGCCGCCGACGCGCTCACCCGACTGCATCAAAGCCGACAATAAAAAATATCGTATGCGATCATTTTGTTGTTGACAGGTGCGCGCACTTGTGAGAGTATCACGATCGTCGGGCGGCAATGACGCCGTCGATCAACAACACAGGAGGCAACACAAATGATTATCAACCGATGGGACGAGTTACGCGCAGGGACGAGGACAACGTGTCAATCAATGACGGCGAGATGACTTATTTCGCCGAGTGGAATGACCTTACGGACGTCATCGAAATGACACGTGATTGACCTTGATGCCGCGATTGAAGACTTCGCCGAGACCTATGACCACAACGGCGAGGAAGGCGGCGTCACTGTGACCGCGACGTCATCTGCCGACCGGCGCGCACCTCAGCCGCGAGATCTGGCCGCCGGAGGAGGAGGAAGAGGAAGAGTGCGAAGAAGAGTACTATGACGACGAGGACGATGACGAGGACGATAACGAGTAGAAGCACTCACGGACACGGGCCGGATGGCCGGCCCTCTATATAAGGAGGCAACACAAAGTGAGACGACTCACCGCCTACTCAGTCCACGCCGAGTCAGAGGCGGAGCGCGCCGAGGTCGAGGCCAAAGCGCGCGCCGCCGGACTGACAATCTCTCAGTGGTTTCGGCGAGCGGCCGGTCTTCCGCTAATGCCTGCCGGCGGAAGGCGACCGCGCCGCGACTCACAATCACTCACCACAAACTCACCATTTGATGGTGAAATTGCCCCTGACGCGGCAGAGGCGGCAGAGGCGGCACCGTGTGGTGCGGCCGAAAATAGCCGTTTTTAAAGGGTTATTCCACGGAGCAGGGAATCGCTCACCAGTAACAAGTGATGTGCAGTTGGTTTGGGACCGGGAGGCCGGAGGTTCGAATCCTCTCGCCCCGATCAATAAAATCAACAACTTAGGCGATCTTCGGATCGCCTTTTTTCTTGCCACTCACCACTCACTCACCACTCACTATTTTCACTCACCCGGCTCGTCTCTCGCCAGAATTTTCTTTGCGCCGATTTTCATTTCCTCGTTGACACAATTTAACCGTTTGCGCTAGGATTCCAGTGCTCCCTCGGTGATCGCATATCGCTTCCTACAGGAGGCGATGTGGCAAAGTCACTTTTTGAATTTGGTCGCGCCATTGAAAACGGCGCAAAGACAGAGCAGTCAGCCGCAGAGATGCGCGCAGAGGTCGAACGGTTCGATCTGGCGGGCACTGGCGGATTTTTGTCAGCAGTGAAGTATCTGGTCTTCGCGATCCTCGCGAGCCTGAACTTCCATCTCTTCTACACCCACGTCCCGGGCATCTGGGGCGTCGGCCTCGGCTGCGTCGCGCTTCTCTTCGAGGCGTGCGCGGTCTACTTCTGGAACAAGCAGAACCGCTCAGCCGGCGCGCACAAGACCGCGCTTCAGGGGTTCGCCGTCCTTTTACCGCGACCAGCTTCCTTCACGGCTGCGCGGCGCTCTACCAGCTCTCCGGAGTCGGTCCGTCACTCCAGGAGCCCATCTACAACTACAGCAAATATATCGCCTTCCCGCTGCTCTTCGGGCTGATGGTGCTGGCGGTGTGCGTCCTTCATTATCTGCACTGGTCGACCCGGATCAGCGAGGCCCGGGCGAACGCGCAGCTGGAGACCCAGCGCAGTCGCGCCGAGCTGCTGACGGAGTCTGTCCGACTGAAAGATCAGGCCGAGCTGGAGAAGCAGCGACTGGAACACTTTCGCGAGCGAATGCTGCTCGAACAGGACTACGTCGCAGCGATTGGTCAGTTTGCACAGATCAAGCAGCAGGGGCAGCGCGCTCTGGCGGCAATTACTGATCCGGAGACAAAGCGCGAGCTGATGGCGCTGATGGGGCGCGTGGTCGAGGAGCCGCAGCCAAAGCGGATCTCACCGCTACCAGCGGCCGCCACCACCACTACCGACGACGGCAGCCCAAAATCATAGCCTGCGCCGCAGATACGCCGAGCGGAGCGGAGCTACATGGCGATGGGTGAAGTTGCGCCATCGCAGATCACCATGGGGTGACTGATGCGATCGTCGATGCTTCGACCGATCATCGAGATGTTCATCGCAGGAGCGCTGGCACTGGCGCTGGCGCTTCTGCTGATGTCTCGAATGTGAGGCCTCGCGCGACGATGCGCACAGCTGCCACCAAAACCGCAGAGAAACGCGAGCGGAAGCACTCAGCCCCGCCTCGCGTCGAGACCGTCAAGCAGAGTCGCCATACCGGCTTTCCGGCTGCGCTGGAACAGTCGGCCGGGTCGCCCTATCCAGTACGCCTCCCGCGTCACAGACGACGTGTGGCAGGCCATCACCGCCAACAAGGAGACATATGAGTCGTTCAAAACAAATCTTGTCGCCCAGTTCGATGCCAATTCGGGAGCCGTTCGGCCCGGTGACAGCGATGCATCACGTGCCGTTCGCGCTATTCGAGATTCAGGTTCTCGCAAAGCAAAAGGGAGCCAGCGACATTCTGAATCTGGTCAACGGGATCATCGCAATGACACTCAGCGACGCCCGCGCGTGGCAACAGATCGCGCAGCTTCAGCCGACCGAAACCGCAGCCTGAGCATATAGGAGGAACTATGGCGACGATTACCTGTGCGGGCAAACAGCACACAGCGGAGATCCGGGATGAGCAGCGCTATCCAATCGGCGTCACTCTCGGTGAGGCGACGATCAATGGCGTGGTGTGGATCTGCCGCCGCAATAACGACGGCACCTGGAAGGCCGTAGCGAGAAAGGCGGTGAGCATTGGTCGAAGATAAAATCATTCTCAATGAAAGCCTGACCAACCAGCTGATCCGGCTGGGTGACGGCAGCACGTATCAGCGAATTGTCCGCAACATTGAGGACTACGGGCACGACTCGATCTACGGAGAGGTCGTCGTCAACGACGTGACATGGGTCGTGCGACGAATGAAAGCGGGAGCGTGGACAGCGATCGGGACGCGAGCCGCCCTCGACGCCGCGGAACAGGGACTCGAAGCGGACGCAACGATCGAGCAGCAGCGGCGGCTGGCGACATCGACGTGGAAGGAATGCATCGCGCGCAATCTGTAGCCGGTAGACAAGCATGAAGAAACGTCAAAACAGCTACCTCGAACAGTTATTGCAGCAGGTGCATCTCGTGGGGTTGCCAGCGCCGGAGCGGGAGGTCTCGTTCCATCCGACCCGGCGCTGGCGATTCGACGCGGCATGGGCAGAGCAGCAGATCGCGATCGAGTATCAGGGCGGCGTCTTCTATCGGCAGGCGTCGCATTCATCAATAGCAGGCATCACGCGCGATTACGAAAAGTTCACGGAAGCGTCGATCCTCGGCTGGAAGCTGATCATCGTGACAGCGGAGACGGTCAACAGCGGAGCGGCGCTCACGTGGGTCTTGCGGGCGTGGGGCAGGGAATAGGAAAAAAGGAGAAAGGGCATATGGCACGACAGAAAAAACGACCCGAAAATACACCTTATGTGTACGCATACGACATTCTGACCGAGAAGATGCCGGAGATCGTGTTTACTACCGCCAAGAATCAGCAGACGCTGTGGAACTGGCTGGCTGTCGAACATCAAACAATGGTCGAGTCGCTGGCTGAAGCCAGCAAGGATCAAAAGAAAGAAGCCTACAAGCAGTTTGAGCAACGGGCTAAAGCTTATGTGCGCGATCAGGGTACCGCATTGCAAATACCATGTTGGGCTAAATGGCAGATTTGGGACAACTTCACACGCAGTCAGCAGGCATGGGCTGGCAGGCGCGCAGGTGCGCCATCGGTTAAGCATGGCCTGCGTCGCATTCAAATTGAGAACAGAACGGACACGAAAAAGGGAGCTCCCGTGTCATGGATATTCAGGGACAGCAACCTCAAACCGTTTCATCTGCGTCGTCAAAATGGTTTAGTGCGCGGATACTTCAAAATTAATACAGAAAGAGTGCATTTTGAGACGGTGATGCATCGCCCATTAGAAGAAGATTGCATTTTAAAACGATACTCGCTTTGTGGCACTTATGAGCCGGCATTTCGCAACTGGCAATGGAAGATCGTTATGCTGATGGAACGTCCGCCGCGAGAGGTTATGCATGGCAATACCATTGCAGCGATGGATCTCGGCTGGCGGCGACGCGAAGACGGACTTCGTCTTGGTGTGATTTATACCGAGCGCAAAGCGCATGGAGTTGTTTTTACCGTTTGATCTGGCCAACAGATCGGAGCGCAAGCAAATTCAGCGATATTCGGACACGGAAGTTGTGCGAGATATTCGCGGCGTCTGGGAGTTGCAGTCAGTGCAGGATGCGCATCTGGAAGCATAGTAAAGCGGCTCTTCGCGAAATACCGCGCGCCGCATGGCCGGAAGAGGCACGCAATTCAATGTCCGGTCTGGTCAAAATGCGAGGCGGGGGACTACGTCGCATTCATCGAGCGCTGCGAGCTGCCGGGGTTGATTGTCCGGTACTTGACGCATGGTCGGAGCGTCACGCTGAGCTTGCCAAACGCATTCGACGCGCGCAGCAGCGAATCTTTGCGACTCGTAATCACATATATCGAAACATTGCAGCGCTTTTGTCGCGACAAGTCGCAGTGCTGGCATGGGAAGACGATCTCTCATTGAAGAATCTGGCGGAAGACGAAAGCGGCAGTCATGCTATTGAAAACGCGCAGAAGTATCGCCAGTTTGCCGGATTGTCCATATTGCGAGGATATATCCGCGAAAAGATGCTTAACCGCATTCCCAAAATCTCAGGCAGTTACTCGACTCAGGAGTGCCATGTGTGCGGTGGTCACGTAGAACCAGGAGCCGCCATTGTTTTGACTTGCGAGAATGGGCATCGACAAGATCAGGACTTGAACGCAGCGCGCATTTTATACGGCAGACTTGCTGACGAATTGCGAGCGGTGCCGGGAGATGACATATCGGTAGACCGTTCGCAGGTTTCGCGACATATTCGACCGCTAAGTGCTTAATTGTCAGCAATAAAAGGAGCCGTAGCAATAGATGTTCAAAGGAAATGCCTTTGAAACCGGGCGGTCGGTCTGCGGTTCCAGGCGGATCCGCACAGTAGCAATAGATGTTCAAAGGAAATGCCTTTGAAACCTGGCGGTTGGCTTCGAGCGTCGGCTTGTCCGGGGTAAAGTAGCAATAGATGTTCAAAGGAAATGCTTTTGAAACGGGCATGTAGCGGATATCTGGTCCGAAGCGCTCCACCAGGTAGCAATAGATGTTCAAAGGAAATGCTTTTGAAACGGAGGTCCAATCCGATGGCATCACATCGGCGCTGTTCGTGTAGCAATAGATGTTCAAAGGAAATGCCTTTGAAACAATTGTCGAGCAGCAGCGCCCCGGTTCCGGCGATCAGCGTAGCAATAGATGTTCAAAGGAGATGCCTTTGAAACTACAGACCCCGCTCAACAAAAGCCGAGACTTGAATCGTAGCAATAGATGTTCAAAGGAGATGCCTTAGAAACTCATCTTTCACTTTTGACGCGATGCGATGGCAAGTAGCAATAGATGTTCAAAGGAGATGCCTTTGAAACCAGATGGAACAGTACGCGAAACTCGCTTTCAATTGTAATGTAGCAATAGATGTTCAAAGGAGATACTTTTGAAACGGCACGACCGCGACGAGTACCACCGGCGATGATCGATGTAGCAATAGATGTTCAAAGGAGATGCTTTTGAAACCCTGACTCGTCGCAGCGGTGACAATGCCATGCGCCCGTGTAGCAATAGATGTTCAAAGGAGATGCCTTTGAAACGAGAAGCTTTTCGCGGATCTTGTC